TTACTAATTGAAAATGTTCCGTGAATATCATAGAAATTTTCAGGATTTGGGTGGAGTTTAGCTCGTTCATCTAAATTCAACTTTCGTTCTTCAATTTTTAATCCCCACCTTTCAGAAAACAGATCATCTGTTTTGATTAGTCTAATAAATTCTTCTTTGTCCGGGACAAAGTAACCTGTATAATCTTCCTTACCTGAATGTTCGTTGTACCACTTTTCAAATGCCTTATAAGCCTCACCCAATAATTCTTGTTGTTCTTTATTCATAACTTTCAATTTTTTATGACCACGCTGCTAAAAGTTCTTCAAGGTATTTAACTCTATCTTCTTTACCTTCAACGCCACGTATTTCATTTAGTTCTTTGTTTATTGTTTCTAATGCGTGTTTAAATACTGACGTATACATTTCTGCCATACGTTTTGGCATGTCTTTTGTTGGAATTCCTTCAATGCTATCAGCTAGTGTTTTTGCTTGTATATTTTTAACTCTTGGGAAATTTATGTCTTCCCATTTTGTTTTATCATTGCTCATAACTTTCTATTGTTTTATCGTTGTATGTTATTGTGATTAATTTGGTTGGGATGTTTGCTTCATCCATAGCTTTATTATGACCATCAGGATAGTGTAACATTTTACTTTGCGCTTCTAATTCCTTTCTTAAATCTAAATTTTTGTAAGCAATTCTAAACCTTTCATCATCACTCAACTCTCGTTCTTCAATGGTTAATCCCCACCTTTCAGAGAACTCCAGATCTGTTTTACATTTGTTGATAAATTCATTTTGTGTTAATTTAATTTTATCCCCCATTATCCAGTAATAACCCATATAAGCCTCATTCAATAAGTCTGGTTCGTTTTTACCATAATGTTCCAATTGATTTTCGTTAAAGATGTGTAATAATCCGTATTCATCCATTTCACCAATCACCCGAACTTCACCAGCAATTGTTTCAAATACACCTACAATTGTGCAAGGAAATTTATAACCTTTTGGTTTGTGAGCCTTGTCTCCCACTTTAAACTTTGTTTCTTTATTCATCTTTGTTTTATTTGTATATTGATGGTCTTGAATTAAGTCTTTGACTCAATAATGTTTCCTTGAAACACTTAACAAATTCTTCTTTTATGTCTTCAACAACAATATCGTTACCCCACACCATTACGTCTTTTTTAACCCTGTCTTTCCAGTGATAGTTTGTTGGGTAGTTGTATAAAAGGAAGTTCTCCATTTCCTCCATAGTAAAGGAAAGTTCTATTTTAATTTGTTCACTCATAATCTTTATAGTAGTATTTGTCTAATAATTCTCTACATTTTTTTGTAACATATTCCAATGTCCAATTTTGTTTAAAACCATCTTTAAATCCTTCTTCACCTTTTGATATCCATTCAATTGCAAATGCGAAGTTTTCAAAATCTTTTTCCATTTGGCTAAGGTAAGAATTTGTTTCAAGTAATTCTGTAATATCATAACCATTTTTATGTAACCATAAAACCACTTTGGAATTATCAAAATGTAATATGCAATTGTCCTGACCATCGTGAAATTCAATACCTATAATTGACCGACCATCAAATGTTATTTGTTGTTTACCATCTTCAGTAATAACCGGTTCAAATGATAATTTTTTAAACCAATAATATTTCTCATTTGGATAGACAAATTTTAAAATATCTTTTGCTTCGTCTTCAGTAAGTTCTTTAATGTTTTTCATCTTTGTTTTACTATTTAATACCAATTCCCTCTCCGTCAATGTATATTAACTTTACCGTTTCACCATCACCTATAATTGTTAAAGTGGGATATTCATCATCTGGAACAGGATGGGTGGGTTTTATTTCATAACGATATTCATAACAAATTTTATCCACTTTATCAAGAAACTCTTTCATTTTATTTGTCATCTCTTAAATTTTGATTTGAATTTCATCCACACTATTTCAGGATAATTCCATAACCACCAAAAAAATATGTAAATTTTTTTCATCAGTCAATCATTTTATATGGTACTTCTTTTTAAATTGTTCAAACGATTCTTCATTTATTGTAAAGCTCATTACACCAAGTGCTTTAGCTACAGATATTTCAATTGCATTTTTTAGTTCTTCCTCACTATACATTCTTTCAGATTGCCATTTAGCACCTAATTTAACACCATCACTAAATGTTAAATCTACATCATCTTTTAAACTTTGTTTGTAAAGTCCATTAGAATACTCTTCAAGTGTTTCTTGTTTAGGTTCTTCTTGTGGAATGATGATTTTTAGAGAAGAAGTAATTTCGGTAATATCACTTAAAATACCACTATGATATTTTCTAATTTCAACAAACTCACAACTTGGATTCTTAACAAACCATTCTAAGAACTCATCATCAATAGCTTGTACACCATCTGCGATTAAATCTTGGTCTGTTGTCAGGATGATTTTTTTACAAACTTTTTGCAAAGAATGATAATCTCCATATTCATAAGAAACTCCTTTGCCAATTAAAAATTCATACCCATCTTCAGTTAATATAATTTTACCAACTTCTTTTCCAATTAATCCATAATCTCCTTCTTTAATTTCTTCGTTAGAAGTGATGTATAAATGATAATTCTTACAATGTCCTTTTGGTGTGTTAGTTAATCCATTAGTATAAAGTTTAATGGATGAACTCCCACCAGGTTTAGTTAACCTACTTGGTTTTTCTGTTGGTAATAAATGTATGTTTTTCATTTTCTATCTTTTTTATACAAACTTAAACAATTTATTTTGATTAAAAAAGTTTTTTTGTTAAAATATAGGGTAAACCCCTACTCCTTTTCTATTTCTATTTCCGGTTTAACCTTACTTGGTTTTTTAGTTGTTTCATCATCTGTATCGTCTTCAATAACGATCTTTACTGTTTCAGGGAATAACATATTCATTCCAATTCCTAAATTTACTTCAATTACTTTTTCCATGCCTTTTTAATTTTAAAATAATAATCCAATTGCCAATCCTAATGCAAATCCTGACACAAATATTGAAACAATAAATGTTATTAAATATTTTTTAATCTTATTAAAATTAAAAAATCCGTTATTGTTTTGTGGTTGTTGAAAACCTTTCATTACGTTTTCCAAATTTTTAAACATATTTGGATCAAAGGGGTTGTTGTTCATATTTTATTTTCTTTTATAATTTTATATTTGTTAAGTTTTAACCATTCTAAAAAATCAGGTGCCGTCCATTCATTTGGATCCAATTCACCTAATGGACCATCTCCGAACTGATCAATAAAACCTTGTAAATAATCTTGTTCAATTTCAAATCCACCATTTTCACTTTCAACTATTTTAGTTCTAACCATTTCAATAGCACAAGGTTCACACTGAACGGATCTTTTATCACCTGAAAAAGTATTCTTACATGTTATACAATTACAGTGATAAAACCCAGGAGCAAATCCACCTATTGGATATTTTACTTCTTCCATTATTCCGATTTATTTATGAATGATTGTCGTTTAATTCTTACCAAATCATTAAGTGGGTCAATAACTGTGTATTGATAACTGTTCCAGTATTTATCTGGAGATTTAGTTCTTAATTGTTTTGCAAAATTACTAATCAATTTTTTAGCGGTAAATGTTTGTTGGTATGTTTCACAAGAATCAATTATCTTTTCAATCCAGTTTGATACGTCTCCGTAGTGTGTGCTTCTATTTTCCATTTTATGCTTTTTTTAAAATTAAACATCCGTTCTCGTCAAGTTTTGGTTGTTCTTTTGGTTTGTCTTCAGTATACGATGTTGAAAATCCACCTAATGATTGGTCATAGAAACAAGGTTCCATTTTAATCTCAACATCAATTTCTGTTGGTTGTTGAAGGGATTGGATATATTTATCTGTGTGGTCTATTGCAGGATAACCAAAATTATGACCATTAGACACTCCATCCATATATGCTTTTCTAACATCCTCCAAAGTAAATACCTTGTCTTTGTTCAACTCAATTGCTTTGTTGATACATTCTTTAGCAAATGCTTCAGTGAATGAATCTATAACCCCATCAAATCCGTTTCTAACTTGTTTATATACAACATCAATAACATCAACTACACCAAATATCTCATCACAGTTTTGTTTGAAGAGTTTTTGATTTCCTTCAACATATTCTGTTGACGCAATTATTTTTCCATCAACATACAGATAATAATTGGAATCAGTCTTAATCAGTTTTGCTTTCATAATACAAATGTAAAAAAATTAAATTAAAAAAACAAATCCCACCGGTAGAAGGTGGGGTTTGAATCTTATTTCTCAATAGGTTTGACCATCTTTATATTAACGGTTGGTGTGTCCATCCATTGTCCGTTACACATTTTTATGGTACTCATTCCACTTTCATATGATATTACCTGTGTTGCTTCAATTTGTGATCCATCATTTAATATTACTAACTCATCACAAACTTTATCATTTTGGATTGAGATGTACACAAACCAACTAAATAATACAGATGTTAATATTATAAATAAAATTATAAAACTAAAATTTCTTATCATATTATTTAATGTTTAAAAATGTTCCTGATCCACCCGCAACTGTTGTAGGAAGTTTTCCGTCCCAAGATTGTGCTTTCAAATATTCAACATAAAGAGGTGTAATTTCTTTTTGTTTTAACTTCATTGCCAAGGCCAAGGCTTGTGCGTCAATTATAACTTTTGCCGAATCTCCACGAGCGATTGCGATTTTTTCTTGAGCTTCAGCTTCCGCAACTAACTTACGTTGCATCGCAGCCTGTGCCTCCTGAACCGCCTTTGTTTTAGATTCAATCGCCTGTTGTAGTGCTTTTGGTGGTGTGATGTTAGTTCTTAACTGTGATACTTCAAACCATTTAGATAATCTTTTATTACACTCAGCAACAATAGCCGCTTCAAATTCCTCTCTTTTATTAAAGATAGCATCCACTTCCCATTTATTAGCCACGTCATTTACTGAAGAGACAATTGCGTTCATTAACCATCCTTGTTCAATTTGTTTTATATCTAAACGTAAGTTCTCAAACATATTACCAATTGCCGTCGGTTTTAATGAATAGTTAAAACTTGGTTTAATTGTTGCTGCAAATCCACCTTTTGTAATCACGGTCTGATCCTTATATTCAATATGTTGTTGGTATGTAGGAAACTCTAACATCTGTTCTGTCCAAGTATTGTATAATACCCACCCCGTTTTATATTCATAACTTGACACACCTCTTTTGTCACCGGTTAAATTAACTTTAATCCCAACGTGTCCAGCATCTACTCTATCTAATGCGAATGGTTGGATGCTAGAGATTATAATAGCCAAGACAAAAATACCAATTGGTTTAACTATCCACATAGTATTAAACATCTCTTTACTATCACCCCATCTGTCTGTTCCTGTTACATACATTCGGTCTCTTGTTGTAAATGCTACAAATCCAGCAATTACCAATCCTAAAATAAAAATTAAAGTACTAATCATTTTTTTCTTCTTTTTTGTTAAATAATTTTATTGTTTCGTTTATTACATACATAAGGAGTCCAACAACACCAACGAAACTTAACAGTTGGAGGAATCCGTTTACTTCTCTACTGACGACATATTCGCCAAACATTGTTCCGATTGCGATAAAGCCTAACCACATCAGAAACACTTTAAAAAACTTCATTTCATTTTTTATATATTAATCATTTATAAAAACACAATTCTTAAATTCATAAACTTGTCCGGATCTTGAGGATATTACATCTAATTCAATGTTATAACCAATAATGTTTATTTTTTCTGCTTTAAAGTCTTCACCTTTTTTTGGTACTTTAAACTTTAATGGTTTATCAAATACTACCCCTTGTCTATATGATATCCTTTTAACAGTATCGGTCCAAGTTGATAATCCATATTTTCCATTATACCTAAACTTTCTACCGACAAATCTTGGAATATCAAACCTTTCATTTTCCACATCTTTTGATAATGGATTTTTCTCACCTGTTAGTTCTTCGTAGTAAGGATTAAGTTCTCCGGTCTGTGGATCGTGTGTTGGTATTTTCTTCATTATTACTTATTATAAAGTACGTACAATCTTTGAGCAATTTCTTTTAATTGAAATTCTAATTTTGAAATTTTTTGTTTATCCTCTTCAGTTAATTCAAACTTTTCTGCTTTAATGTCTGCAATTTCATTAATGATTCTTCTATGTTGTTCCATTAAAGCTCCTTGCAAAATTCCGTTGTTTTGTTCCATTTTTTTATTTTTATTTTTTTATTATTGCCCTTGTTAACTGGTTGATTAATCCTTGTAATTCACCGAACTCGTGAAATCTAACAAGTGGATCAGTATTGAAAAAATCAACGTACCATTTATCTTCCTTTATTTCCTCGTTAGTTGGTGTAATAAAGGTTAAACCGTCCACAATATCAAGAACATAGTAATAGGACTCATCTTCATCGTGTTCTCTGATTTCCTCACTTTTAAACCCTAAAAGTATTAATTCTCTTTCTGTCATATTACTTAGTTTCTATAATGTTATAAGTTCCTTCAATTACACCCCAAGATGATTCTTCGTGAAATTGATATGTTTCGGCAACATCATTAGAATCCATCTGACGTGTCAAATACCAAATTTGGGTTTCTTTCCAAGTAACAGTCACCAATTTACGTCCTTTTGGTAGATGTATTGTTCCTTCACCGCCAAAACTTTTAACTCTTTCGTTTTCTGTACAAGATGTTACCATAACACCCATTAAAATCGCTAAAAATACTTTCTTCATTTTATTAGTTTTATTTTTTTTAAATCTCCGTTTTTATCTGTTTTATATTTAACCCTAACAGTATCAACAACTAAAATGTACTGATGGTCCATGTTTAAACAATTCCATTCACAAGTTTCGTGATAATACAGATGGACATGTATTTTATCCAACTTTTTACATTTCAAATATGTGAAATCTTTATATTGCCAGTTTGAACAACTCGTTACCAACCACAGAACAAATATATATAACATTTTTTTCATAATCAAATTTCTCTTGATGTAAATTCTTTAAGTGCTTCGTCAACAACCTTCATATATTTTTCTTGTTTTTTTCTATGATAAAGATATAATAAAAAACAGATTAGGTATACAATTAAAAAACTAACTACTCCAACAAAATTAAAAAATAATAAGATAGATTGTATAAGTGATACAATAGTTAAGATTATTGTTGAGTACATGTGTTTATCGGCAATTGCCAAATTTTTCCGAGCCAAATCTAAAAGTTCTCCGTCGTTTAATTCTTTCACATTCATAATTTAATCGTTTTAATAACATATGGAGGACTGATTCTTACTTCACTACCATCACTATTAAAGTAATACGCAGTATCACCATCAAAACTTATTGTGTCGGTATACCAGACTGCTGGATGTCCACCATCTTTTGTTTCAACCACACCTTCAATTTTGTACTTGTACCCGTTTGATGTACAGGACACAAGACATAACATAATTAATAATTTTTTCATAATACAAAGGTAACTAAATTTATTGATATAACACACATTATTTTTTCTTTATTTTGGTAAATTACTTTTTTGCCACCATAAAATCTTTCATCAATCTCAACAACCCCTTCGGTTATCTCGTTATCAACCAAAAGTTTTACTTTCATCTTCAAATAATTGGTTGGTGATCAGGTTGTTTTGAATATCGTGTTTTCCCATATTATAGGTTGTGTACGTGCCGTTATCAAAATAAACCCTCACCATCAAAAATCCAAGATCAGACACGTAAAGTTTTTCAATTTGCCCAACACCCTTTGGTGTATTAATTATTGGCTGATTGTTTATTGATTTTATCATAAATTGATTGTAATGTATTTGTTATTTGAGATTTGATTTCTTCCTCATAATTAGTTCTTTGATCCTCCACTTTGGTATCGTAAAGTTTTTTGAGTTTCTGTAAGTCTCTTTGACCTAATGTTGAAACATAATGATAAACGTGGTTGGTGATTTCTACTTTACTATCCTCCATAATGATAAAAATATCCAAAGTCTTATTGACTATATATCTTTTACCTGAAAGTGGAGCAATGGTAAATTTAGAATCGGGATGATTGATCATTTTTCTAACAATCGCGGTTGTGATATTTTCATAACCTGTTGAGTCTTCTGGTGCTTTAAACCACTTATGTCCTCTTTCCCAAATATAGAATTTTACTTTTAAACGTTTATACAATCGTCTAGTCCAACTTTTTACACTCATAATTTATTTTTTACCAAAGTTAGGAAAACATTTGGTATAAAACAAACTTTTATTTAAATTTTTTGATTTTTTCTTTTCCTCTCATTTCGGAGGCATATTTCATCCAAACTTTTTTAACTCTTGACCAATCTTTTTTGGGGTCTTTAAAATTTCTTTTGTTTTCTTTAAACCATTCTTCCATAGCATCGGACAATGACATTTTTTTGGTGTTGGATCTTTTTATTAATCCTCTAACATATGCGGGTATTTCAACTTTTGATGTGAGGTATTTAAAATTATATTCTTCATCGTCTTCAATATCATCTTCACGTTCAAATTCCATATCCTCAAAATTCTGTTGTTCAACGTGTTCTAACTCGTGTTCAATAGTTTCTTTAACTTCAGCAACCAAATCACTCATACTTTTAGGAAAATGTTGTGGGTTGAATGTGATCTCCATATATATCTCTTCCATATCTGCCTCAGCATGTATTGAGAATGGATCGTCCAAATCAATATCCTCCAAAAAATAACACTTAAAATCAAAGACCGCATACTCATCTCCCCTGTCAAATCTTAAATCATACAACTCAAAGTCCTCATCTTTTTTAAATTGCTTGATAACCATTCGGGAAAGTTTTATTGATAACTCATCTGACTTTCTTTCGTTGATTAACCGGTTTGTAATTCTACCAATAAGTGATTCTATAATTTGTTGTCTCATTGTTGTAAGTGAGTCATTAAAACACCACCAAGTGATGTTGCGTGTACTAATAAATGATTTATTGATTCAATATTTAATTTCGTTTTTCTTTTTGTATATTCAACACCTAAAGTCCCAATAAATCTATCATCAATAGTTTTAATAGCAAATAAATAACCTGATTTACATCCAGTATCTTCTGCAATATATTTTAAACCATAAGTAGCTATTGTCTCGTCTTTATAGTCCGGTATTTCAATTACATCATTACTTAATAGTTGATTGATTGACTTTGAAAATAAATTAACCGGTATATTATGGAAATTGTTTTGTACTGATGTTACTCCCGGATGTACGGTCTCATACATTATTGAAAACTTCGCCATTGACTTACCTGTTGGGTAGAAGTTTCCTCCGTTATGGAATTGTGTAATCCAAACTCTGTCAGCATTAAACTCTTCTTTTATATGTTCTATCTTGTTTGTAACCAACTCTGAAACTCTTAAAGTTTCTTTAACCATGTCTGGTTTCTCCTTCTTTTCCAATCTACTCTTTATATAAAGAACCAAAATTGGACCAATCACACCTGTTATAAATGCGATTATTATTCCTACATAATTTTCCATACTAAATTATAAATATATCTTAAATTAAAAAACCCCCACTATTTATGGGGGTTAAGTATTAATTTAATAAAATTATTTTTTGGTAATAACTGACCAAATAGTACCAGTTAACGTCATAACTCCACCGATGATCTCAGTAACGGTTGCCTCATCAACAAGACCTTTCATTACAACAATACCACCAACAAATGTTAATGTGTGTCTAACAATACCTAATACTTGTTCTTTTGTAAGTTTCATAATTGAAAATTTAAAAGTTTATTTATATATAAATATTACAATGTTTCCGATTTTGGATCAATATCCGAATTATAAGGAATACCTTCACCATCTTCAATAGTAATATTTGGATACATTTTAGATAAAATATTAACTAATTTATCCATTGTGTTTAACCTGTCGTATTCTGTTGTTAGTTTTGCGGTTTTTGTATATTCAAGTGCCGGTTGTAAAGTACCCACTTGAAATTCTAATAATCTTGTTATAACGGTTTTAAGACTTTTAGGTTCATAAGTTTCCGTAGTATCAATTTCTAAATCAACCTCACCAACAATTTGACTCTCATATCTTTTTTTAACTAAAAGGTAATTTTCTTCAACTGTTTTATATGTTTGTCTTAATGTTGCCAAATCAGTCACTTTATCTTCAATTGGTGATAAAATGATGGTGTCGTCATTGTTGTAATAGTCATAACTTTCAAATATAATTCCTGATTCTTCTTTTTTCCACGATGGTGTTATTTTAGCGTTACCAACAAAAACGTTATATTTATCTGTTTTTGGTATTTCAATTGTTACATTTAAAGTTACCTCACCTTTGTACTTTTGATAAAACTTTATAAATGTAGTGTTTAATAACATTTTGGATAGGTCAACTTTAGTATACCCATCATTGTCAGTTATAAAACTAACACTAAATAAATTTTCTGTCGTATCATTTATGGTGTATCGTGATAGTGGAGTTAAACCAACAACTTCTCTAGGTTGATCCGCAGCGGTTTCCTTATTTAGTAAATTAATTACTGAGATATTAACCTTACCACTTACACCGGTAGATGCTTGTAACTCCTTAGATCCATCGTTGTCGTAGTATTCCTCAAGTTTAAAAAATATTGTATTATTTTCTGCCATTTTTTTATTTTATTTTAATAAGTTATAATACTCTTTGAAGTGTTTAATTCTATCCGCAAGACCTATTGTTCCTCCATTTACTCTTTTTGTTACCGCAGTAACCGTAGCATCATCAGCTCCTTTATCACATATTGACCAAAGTTTGTTTGAGTCAAAGAAAAATGCCGCAGATGCCAATGGGTATTTAGTTGCAACTAAGTCAGGGTTCGAAACACAATCTTCGCCAATAAATTTAGTGAAACTAGTATAGTTCGCCTTTCCTGTTAATTGAATATAACCTCTTCCTCTAAATTTAAACCCTTCTTTTGATGCTTCATCTCCATTACTCATACGGTTAGCATAAACTCTTGATGCGATCTTTTCAGGTTGTTTAGCATATGATTCAGCCAAGTTACCAGGAAAGTATTTACCAAACGTTCTTTTTAATCCATCAGCAGAATAATTTAAATTTTCTGATACTGCTTTAAAACCACCTGACTCGTGTCCACATTGTGATAAGAAGTGAGCAAGTCTCAAGTTACTTGTGATATTAAATTTTTTTGCAGTTTCAGGAATCTGTGCGATAACAACATCCGGAATGTGTCCTTTTAATTTTTGAATGTTTAATCCACCTGCAGGTTGAATAACAACATCTTCTTTAACCACCTGAGTTGTCCCGAACATTTTAGACCAAGTACCGTCACCAACAATACCATCAGCGGTTAATCCGTTTTTAGTTTGCCATTCTTTTACCACCGTTTCAGTTTTAGGTCCAAAAGAACCATCAGCGGTTAATCCTAATTTTGTTTGGAGTTTTTTTACATCTTCTCCTGTAGATCCTACTTTTAATAACATACGTTTTTGTTTTATTGTTTATTTTCTGTTGCGTATTTTATACCCATAATTGTTCCTACTATTGAAAAAGCGTTTGTTAAAAGAATACCAAATATGTTTGACCAAGCAGCACTGATAACTTGGGTGTCCTTACCAACAAATAATGTTAAAACATATACGCCGGTAGTGACAACACCTACACCCATGATAACCCAAAGAGCCACTTTAACTATTGTGGATATGAGTTCGTTTTGTGTTTTCTTTTGTAATAAATCTAAATCATTTTCTGCATTTTGTTTTGCTGCTTCAGCATCAACTCTCGCCTTTTCGGACTTCATCATTTCTGTTTGAAGTTTTTCTGTAAGTTCTAAATTTTCTTTTTTCCATTCGTTAAGTTCTCTGTTTTGAACTTCAAATGTTAACTTGGACTCTTCTATTTCTGTGATTTTGTTTTGAAGGTCCTCCATCATTTTTTCGTTTTTTTCATTTAACGTTACAAGTTCTTCATTTTGTTTTTGTATTTTTTTTGTCATCTCAAGACGTTTTCTTCTTTTGTCTCCGTCTTTTGTTTCACAATCTTTTAAATAGTTTTTAAAATCTTCATCATTTTCAGTATCAATAAGTTTAGTAATATTACCTTCAAGACCTATACCTTTTTTAAGGTATAAGTCCATCAATGTTTTTTTAGTATTACTATCTATTTTTATCATTTGTAAACTTTAAATGGTAATGTTCTATTTTTATACCCTTCATAATCTTTTCTGAACTCTTCTAAACGAGGTTCAATATCGTCAGATTTAATAATCCAAAACTGAGCACCGGCTTGAACCGCCTTTGCTTGTTCTTCAGGTTCGTTTGACGATGATATAATACCAACAACTACGTGATTACCATATTCAAAATTAATTTTTCTAATTAATTCTATACCATCAAAAGAACTACCAATAATGTTTAAATCAACAAACACACATTCAGGTTTATCGTTATCGTCCCCACTTTTGAACCATTTTTCAAATTTCTTTGCAGCTTCGTCAGAACTATTTAATGCGGTTAAAGACAAACTTATGTCAAGTAATGAACAAGCGTCTTCAAATACCAAATGGAATAAATCCTCATCATCTACCAATAAAATTGAGTCAATCATTTTTTTCTTTTTTTTTATTTTATTTTTATTTTCATTTTTGTTCCTATTTCATTCTTCTCACAAGTAATAGTAAACCTGTGTTCTTCTAAAATTGCAACGCAAATATTTAATCCCAAACCAGTACCTGATTCTGTTTGTCCTTCTTTTCTTACGTATGGTTTACGTAGGTGATCAAAATCTTGTTGTGTGATTCCCCTACCATTATCTTGAATGTATATATTATTCTCATCATAATAAATTTTAACAAACTTAGTGTCAGAATCATTATACTTTAAACCATTCCTAATAAGGTTATCTACTGCAGTACAAAATAACGCCTCGTTTACTTCTATTGTTGGTAAGTCCTCAATAATAACTTGACTACTATATGCGGTTGATGATAGATAATCAGATAGGATCACTTTTAAATCACATTCCGATTTATTTAAGACAACGTCTTTTTTAACAAGATTTGTAAACTCATATACCCCTTTATACACTTTTTGTGAATGTTTAAGACCTTCCTTAATCATTCTAATTGGTGCCTCTATTTTTAAATCGGATATGTCTTCGGGTTTTAATCTTCTCTCTAAAGAACTTAACCCTCTTGGCATATATGTATTGATACCTGAGTGCATATCGTGTCTTAATATCTTTGCCGCATGTTCTAAATAGGTATTTTTCTTTTCAATCTCTTTCTTTTGTTCGTAAGAATTGGTAACATCTGTTGCTATTTTCATAACACGATAAATCTTACCATCCAAACCAACAATCGGATTGTATGTTGCTTGTAGATGAACTAAAGAACCATCTTTTTTAACTCTAGTGATTTCACCAGTAAATAATATACCGTCATTTAATTTTTTCCAAAAAAGTGAATACTCCTCACTTTTTGAATGGTCTTCGTCTATAAAAATTCTATGGTGTTTTCCTGCAACTTCATCAATTGATGAATAACCCATAGTTGTTAAAAACAATTCGTTAGCAAAAATTATGTTTCCTTCCAAATCAAACTCAATAACAGCATTAGATTTATTTATTGCGTTCATTCTATTACGAATTTCCACTTCTTTTTTCTTAAGCTCCGTAACGTCTTGTCTAATTGATGAAAACCCTTCCAACTTACCATTCTTGTCAAATTTTGCCTTAATATATGTATCAACATAATAAAGTTCTCCTGACTTTCCTTTATTGGTCACAACATCATTCCATATCTCACCTTTCATAACGGTTTCATACATCTTACCCCAATACCCATCAGGTTGTAATCCAGAGTTAACAACACTATGATCTTCACCTTTAACCTCATCTAAAGACCAACCTGAAACCTCCTCAAATTTTTTATTAACGTATGTAATTTTACCGTATTTATCGGCAACAGAAACAATGGTTGCAGAATCAATAAAATCCTCACTATCTTTTATTTGTTTTAATAATTCACCTTTTAATTCTACGGTTTGAGATTTCATTAAGAAATAAAATAATGGGGAAAATAATAAAAAGCAAGATATCTCAATAATTCTTGTTATATCAGTGGCTTCAATAAGACCCGATAAAACAAAAATTTTAGTTAAAAGAAAAATAACCATCAATATTACAGATGGTATTATTAATAGTTTACGTTTTTTAATCATATTAATAAATATACCTTAACTCTTTACTTTTCAAAAATCACAATATTTATAATGAAAATTAATTATTATGAGTTACACAAGAGAACAGGTTGAGGCTGCCGTAAAAGCCAAAGGGTATGTTTGGTTTGAAGACGCAAACAACAAAAGTTACGATGTGAATATCGTAGGAGTAAGAAATAACGCACCTTCAGTTGCAAAAAAAGTAACAAACGTGTTTGATGATCACCTTACATTATCATTTAAAGATGAAAAAGGTGCTTGGCAATACTATTGTTGGATGGCAACATGTGATCCAGGTAAAAAGGGTGTACAACAATTCCATAACAAAAATGGTGTTGCAAGATTAGTACCGGGACAATACAGAGGCGTATGGAAAATTGATTTGCATCAAGGAAAATACGAAGCTCTTTGTCAAAGACTTGGTAATGTAACTGTTTGGAGAGATGTAAACAAAGACCTTATTTTTGAAGAAACAAAAACTGATACAGGTATTTTTGGTATTAACATCCACAAAGCAGGTCAAGACTCTCAGTGGGTAGAAAATTGGAGTGAGGGTTGTCAAGTATTTAAAAGAGTAAAAGACTTTGATGTGTTTATGTCTTTATGTAAGAAGGCATCTAAAATTCACGGAAACAAGTTTTCATATACTCTAATAGAGTCAACAGACATTAAATAACATAAAGGGACTTCGGTCCCTTTTTTTATCTCCCCTTGTAGGTCAAATAAGATACTACCATAATACCTATCAACGCGATCGGTACTAAACATGCGATAATTATTTCCATAGTGTTTTTTTTATAAATAGATTAACAAACTCCGTTCCAACACTCCTCTTGAGTGGATCATACTATTAAATTATTATTCTTTGATTTTAAACCAGCGTTTGAATAATTTTTCCCATACATCCATAGCAGGATTAATGGCAACGAAAAAACCAACTAATCCAATTAAAAAAGTTCCGATTGATGATTCTGATTCCAAATAGTATTTGAACAACCCCAAACCAATCCAAACAATACTGAATGACAGAACATAAGACAAAACCAATAAAAGAAACTTTTTCATAATATTTTAATTTTATAAATAAAAAAACCGGGAAAGGGATTGAACCAATGACACGTCCTGTTTAAAAAGGATTGCTCTACCAGCTGAGCTACCCGGTTTTGTATAATAATAAGACATTAATTTAATAATGTCAAGTGTAGTCAGGAGAGGAATCGAACCTCTCTACAGGGAGCTACCCGACATCCATGACCTTCCATCGGACTCGAACCGACCTTGTACCAACCTGACTAAGTTGGTAGAGATTTGCGCCAACGCAGAGTCACCTCTACGTCTTGTTTCTTTTGTTTATGGTACTCTACCGTTGTAAGTTTCTCTTATCTTACACCACCATTCGCGGGACATCCCGAATTCCCCAATGGTTGTTACTCTACTACCAGGAATCAAGTAACCGGTGATGTCAGGGTGGGATTCGAACCCACAATGAGCAACCTTTATAGTTTCTCGCGTCCAATTGCTTATGGACCGTGGTACTTTTAGGACTCGGCACCGTGCCTCATTACGCTCCTGACCAACCTTTGACTCTCAAGCATTCTACTCCCAGCTCCGAGGAATTGTATATAACTTAGCCCGTTACTCACCGCTGTACAGGTACTTGAGTTTATCAAAAACTTATCTTCTTTTTCTTACCCCAAAGATAAATAAAATAAATATTAAAAACAATAATGGTGTCATAATTTTTTATAATTTAAAAACACGCTCCTAAGCATTCTACTTCCCGCGGTACGAAATTGTATCTTACTTAGCCCACCGTCAGCGGTATGGGTACTTAGGTTTACGTGTTTGTGATCCATGTTCTAATTTCGGGATGAATCTTTCCCACGTAGTCAGGACAAGATTCTATACTTTTCATAGGTGTTTCTTTGTGATTTCCTATGGGGGTATAATTTTACTGTCTTTCCTTTTATTTCTTTTGTTGGTATTTTATACCAAGTATTTTCAGGTATCACATAAATAACAATAAAGTCAACATCTTTTTCGTTATATTTTTTTTTCAATTTTGACCCTGAGCAAACAGAACAACTATAACAATCCATTCCGGATGAAGTGTCTTTTCTACTTGTTGATTTTATTTGTATTCTTTCTAAAGAATCTCCGTTATCAATTATTAAATCATACTTACTATTATCCCCAAATGGTTTTGATATTATATATCCTAATTCATAACTGAATAACATAAATTTAAGTTCAGCATTATCACCTTGTGTTTTCATAATATTTAGTTTATTAATAAATATCACAATACAGGACAAAGGTGTTACCTGATTATAAAGGTAATGTAATTAGGTTGCTGATACACCTACACTAATTAAGGTAAGAATTTCACTTTTACCTCCTAATTACATTTACCAAATTTGAGGTTGAAATCCTCTGTGTTGTAGTGTACGATTATGTTTTCCATAATTCAAGTAATGTCACTCATCTTTATATTTCCTTTCTCAAGGGAACAACACAATATTATTGATAGTGATGGAGTACCCGGTCTCGCTCCAATCTTAACTGCTTGCCCGAGTTTTAGGGTGCACCGGCAGAAGGGTGATGACTATCCTTGACCTACCTAGTTCGTCGACAACATAAGTAGAGGCGTCCACTATCAATATTTTCAAAGAACACTTTGTGCGGTCCATCCGGGAATCGAACCCGAAGCATATCCGTGACAGGGATATATGTTAGCCGTTACACCAATGGACCAAAAAACCACATTACAAAACCATAAAGGTACAACTCCTGCGGTCGCGTTGTTCGTCCTATTGTCACCCGTATGGGAATCGAACCCATGATCTTCTCCGTGAAAGGGAGACGACTTAAACCGCTTGTCCAACGGGCGTTTAACTCTCACAAAGATAGGTATTTTATTTCAATCTACCAAATCTTTTTTAAACTTTTTTTGAACTACCCATAGGACTCGAACCTACATCTTCCGGCTAGGTGCCGACGTGCTCTCCATTTACACCATAAGTAGTTATTCAAGAGGACAGACAGGAATTATTGGTACCAAACTACACTGTGATATATGACCCATCTTCTTGTTAGGACTCGGTTAATTACTCCGGTCTTCGTGGACACTGTGGGAATCGAACCCAAACGATCTGATTGCAAATCAGTCGACCTGCCGTCGGCATCAGGCCCATAAAAAAAAATAAACCTTCCGTGCTCACCACGGGTTTGGATTTGATCGATGGTTTGTTCCCCATCACCTGTTGACGTGCACATCAGAGCAGGGTCCATTACAGAGTACCTTGGGACATTCAAACTCTCCGTAAAGGTTGCGATCCTATGAGAGCCAAGGTTCCTTTCATCCGCGCTATTCGGACTTCTGTAAGGTTTATTTGAGCAGGTACCCGGAATCGAACCGAGATCTTCTGATTGGAAGTCAGAAGTAATAACCGTTATACGATACCTGCGAAGTGTGACTACTCCTTGGGTAGTTTCGTCACTTAACGTGAATGGGGTGATCAAACCTACTAACAACACGGGTGTAAGTTTATACGTTAAACTATCTCCACAAAACGTTAGTTTTTATCGCCCAAAACTACTAAACGGTCAGATGCCTTGTGACCCCTATTTTAAGTGCGTGTCACCCTCTTCTCTCTGACAGAACTCTACTGTCTACACTCCCGTACTGACGGTTGGATTCGAACCAACGTTTTCAACTTACCGCTACAGGTATGGACGATATAAGCGTCCACTGGTACATCAGCAAATTTGAGGTTGAGTTCCTCGGTGTTGTTAACGTCTATATTTGTTACTCCTACATTCCTTTCTCAAGGGAACAACACTTGTTGCGGGAGGTGGACTCGAACCACCGGGGCCTTTCGACACAAGGTTATGAGCCTCGCTAGCTACCAACTACTGACTATCCCGCTATGTTTGTGGTGTGGGAATGGAATCGAACCATCGGCACAGGAGGTTTCCGTCTCCTTGCTCTACCAACTGAGCTACCGCACCATAATTTGTAGTTTAGTAGTTGACTCAAACTCTCGTTTCACCATCTTGAGTCAACAGGTTAATGCACTTTACGAGTTTCCCGTTTCTTACAACCACATATTTTTAATATTTCAAAGAACCTTTTTTCCTTATTTGTTTTACAAAGATATATAATCTTTTTTAATCTGCCAAATCTTTTTTAAACTTTTTTTCTGTAGTCCGAGTGGGACTCGAACCCACAAGCCTCAAAGGGCAACAGGGCTTAAACCTGTCGTGTATACCAATTCCACCACCGAACCATTTTATTCATCACCATTATGTCAAAGAACCTCTTTTGTTTTACAAAGTTACAAAAAACTTTTAATTCCACAATACCCTTAAACAAAAAAACCCACCTCTTTTGGAGATGGGTTTCAAAATTTATTATGTATTAAATTATCATACCACCTCCCTAAAGGAACGATCCTCAGCTATCGCCAATCCGCCTAATAGTATGATATGTAAATTTTTCATTTGCGTTTTTATTTGTTTTGTCTTATAAATATATGCTACTTTTCAAAAGTGTCAAGTTTTTTTAAAATAAAATTAACTACAAGAACACATTTAATCACGAATTAGTGTCCAACCTTCCTTGTATCAAAACCCAAAATCGTGTATAATGGGGACACATACCTTAACCCTCGTTAATTTTTGGTTAGCTAACCTCCGGGTGGCCAAACCCAGTTTTTTGTGTGGGAGACTCAACCTATTTTACCGGTGGGAGTCATCAACCAATCACAATACAAATATATAACTTATTTTTTAATTAATCAAATATTATGGTTGATAATTATCTCCGTAATATAGAGTGAAATCTACTAATTGATCTGTAATTCCACCATAAAGTACTTCATTAATAATTTCTTCAAGACCTCTTGAATCCATTTCACCTAATTCATTAATTACCTCTTCCGGTGTGTGTGCGTTTAAGTAATCAATTGGGTCTTCAAAATTATCATTAATTAACCACGATAAACCATGAATAATTTCAAATGATGACCCATCAACATCTGGTACAAAATTGTTTCTTATTTCTTTTTCTAAATTACTGATAAATTCATCTGTCGCGTCTTCATCATCTAAATCTATATCAAATGGTAAATAATCATATACATCACTATCTAAAAAAAATGAAGTACAATTGTTTACAATATCATTAATAGTATCATTATCAAGGATTATAGGTTCAATTTCATCAAAATTTTCACTAACCCAATCTACAATTTGATTAATAAGTCGTTGTCTTTCACTTTTTTCTGGTGCTTTCAATCCTCTAGCATCATGAATTTCTTGTAATTTTTCAATAATTTCAGTATATCTTGGATGTTTCTTTGGATAAGACTCTTCAGATAATCTTGAAGTTGACATACAATTATTAACCGCATTACACCAATCAGGCTCTCCAGTTATTTTTACGTGATAAGAAAATTTATGATTCGGATCATCTTGTGGTTTATTTTTGAATATCCAAAAGAACTCAGTTCCAGTATCATTATGTCTTCTCCAATATGAACTATCATCTTTTGCGGTTGTACACCATTTAGATCCTGCACCATATTTACAACTTGCTTCGTGTGTGTTTGCCTTTAATACCAACAAATCTTTATCTTCATAAATTTTTGTGGCATCCTCTGATTTGGCGGCTTGTTTAATTCTATTTAAATCACCAACCAATTCTTCGTATGAAGAATATTGAGCAAAATCTTTTTTTGATAATTGTTTTTGGTATTTAAAAACATCATCAATAATTGATAATGCTTTTTCGGGATTCCCACTCCTTTTATTGGCCCACGATTTATATAAATTTTTAACGTGTTCTGATTGTTCTTGAATAACTTGTTTAACTATTCTTGTTAAATCAGATTCTGTTAGTCTAATAATTCTTTTCATATCAACATTTTAATATAAATATGTTGATAATAAAGATTTGTACCTCCGGAGAGACTCGAACTCTCACTCCTTTCGGAATCCGGGTCTAAGCCGGATGTGTCTACCGTTCCACCACGAAGGCCTGTTTTTGAGCTCAGGGAGGGATTTGAACCCACATACCACGGTTTTGCAGACCGGGACTTTACCTATCAGACACCTGAGCATATATTAACGGCAGTGGTGATCTGCCGCTTTTGTTGCAATTTGGTTGTCGGGTTTAATGTTTGTTTTATACCCCAAAGATGTTGCCCACCCAACAACAGGTTGAACCAATTTTGAACTGAAATGTTTTTCTTGACTATTATAATCTAAGTCAATCTCAACTTGTACCTTTACTTTTTTGGTTAACCATTCCGCAACCTCAATTGAATAATCGGCCTCATTCCAAAGACGTGTCCATTTGTCTTTAATTTTTTTCACTTTCTGTTTATGTAGTATGTAGTGGACACCACGATTCCCATACCTATAAGCTATTACCGTAACATACACGGTACTTCTTCTGTGGTTTTGTGAGTCTGTACCGATGTGTACTTCCACCCATGGACATTCTTTTAGAACATCTAAGGTATGTTTTACCACATCAGGAATTGTTTCACCGTTAACCGTTCTAAATACTCTGTTCATTATTTCTATTTTTTTGTGGAACCATGCGGAGTCGAACCGCAACCTCTGGTTTTTCAGACCAGCGTGACACACCATACTTACACCATAGTTCCTTATTTTTTATGTTTATTAACCCAATCATTAATTCTATCAGTACACATTTCACAGTATTCCTCATGTATATCAAACCCAATACCTAACCTATCTAATTTTTCACAAGATAATAATGTTGTTCCCGAACCTAAAAATGGATCTAAAACAATATCACCAACAAAAGAATAATATTTTATAATTTTATCTGATAACTCTTCAGGGTATGGTGCTAAATGTTTTGATTTAGTTTCGGGGTTTATCGTCCAAACATTACTCCTCTCATAAGTTTCATTAACCAGTGATTTTTCTAAAATTTCACCTTTATAAGATCTAACAACTTTATCTATAAGAAAACTTGCCGGTTTTTGAAAAACAAATATTACTTCAGACACTAAATTTGGTTTATATGCAACTGGTTTTCTATGTTGGTAAAACCCTCCATTTCTATTTATTGCCGCTCCTTCAGGTTTTACCCACACAATATCATCTAAATATTTCCAACCAATTTCTTTCATTATTGGAAAAAAATCAAAGGGTATTGGTAATCTTTTACTCTCACAATTCCTATTTTCTCTAGGTATTATTACCGGAGATAAATTAACAACACACATTCTACCTTCTTTAGTTACTCTAAACACTTCAGAAAACACTTCTTTAAGAAACGATAAATAATCATCATATGTTTCCCATGTACTATAAGATTTTGCATTAAAGTATGGTGGTGATGTCCAAGTTAAGTGTATTGTTTCATTTTTAATGTCTTTAATACCTAAAAGACAATCTTTACATATAATTTTTTGTTTCATGTGTTAAATGTTCTTGCCGAATCTTTTTTATTAGAGCAGTCACCGCTCTCAATACTTTTTCTATTGTGACACAATTTACAATAAGTTTTAACATTTTCTACTGAATTGTTATTGTGGTCTCCATCTATGTGATCTAAATCTAAACATCCAACCTCAAACCCTTTCCAATTTTCTATACTAGGAACAGGACACATAAAACCTAAATGACCGTCTATATTTTCACAATATTTTTTTTTATGTATAGTGATACCCTCAATAACAACACCCTTCTTTCTTGCCTTTTGGCAACGTGGACATTCAGATTTAAAAGACCAATTGGACCAATTTCTTACAGCAACATTGTTATTGCATCCAGGATTTATACATTTTGGTAATTTATGTCCTAAATCATAAAATTTTTGTTTTTGTATGTTAGAAATTTTTAAAGTCATATTTTTTAATATTTAATAAAACAAATATAAGTATTTTTTTTTAATTAACAAAATTAAATTTTTAGCGCGTCCCCAAGGTCTCGAACCCTGACCGATGGGTTTGGAATCCATCATGCTACCTATTACACCAGAGACGCAAATTGCCCGACCTAGCTCGGGACCGACATCGGATCCGTACCCCCTCAGAGACTCGAACTCCGACCTGACACCTTAGAAGAGTGTTGTACTTCCATTATACGAAAGGGGCGAATAAAAGATGATGAATGACTTTATCAGGAATCCCGCTACTTCTATCAAAGCTTCACACACCATTAGAGAGTTGGGTTATTACATCAATACAATTAAGATTGAATACCTTTCCTTAGTTTGTACCCTTGCGACACGTCTCTCCACGTCTGTCATTCTACGCTTCTTATCATCTTTTGTACCTTCGGAGAGGGTCGAACTCCCAATCATTAGATTCGTATTCTAAGGCTTTTCCATTAAGCTACGAAGGTATGTTGTGTGTATGATGGGTCACGATCCCACGACCTCCGCTTTCACAGAACGACACTCTACCAACTGAGCTACATACACCATATAGTACCGATAAAGGGTATCGAACCCAATGACATCCAGGATATGAGCCCGGACCGGAAACCTCTCCTATCGGCATTTGCGGAAGACATTGGAATCGAACCAAACACCCTTACGGGTACATCTCGCTTAGCAGGCGGACCCTATCGCCATCAAGGTTTATCTTCCGTAGAGTGTGGTACTCCTGCAGTAGTTGGGGCACCCACACTAGTTATTCCCCTTTTTGTGTTCACGACGGGTTACGATCCCATTACCTCCGACGTATCAGATCGGCGCTCTACCAATTGAGCTACGTGAGCTGGTACGTATTTAGGGGTATTTCTTAACCACCCCCTCAGCTCGTCAGCGGACTCGTCAGTCACTTCTCGGTGGTTGCGGACAAGACAGGGTACGATCCTGTAACCTATCGGTTAACAGCCGATTGCTCTACCAATTGAGCTACTTGTCCATTGTGGTGGGAGAGGAGGGACTCGAACCCCCAAGGTCTCACGACGACAGATTTACAGTCTGCTGAGCCAACCAATTGCTCAACTCTCCCTTATTTTTTGTACACCCTACAGGGGTCGAACCTGTGACCTGTAGTTTGTAATACTACCGCTACTACCATCTGAGCTAAGAGTGTGTTTTATGATGTTATCATTTTAATACTTTCAATTGTGGTAGAGTACATTCCTTGTTCTAAATAAGGTTTACTATCATTCAAAAGTCTTAGAACGGTGTTTGTTGCTTGTTCTTGAGTTTGTCCTTGTTTTATTAATCGTACAATAGCTCTTTCACATTCTTCACCAACTTTAACCATTCCTTTTGGTAGTCCTTTCTTAATTTCTTTTACTGTTTTCATATTACAAAGATAATACTTTTTTTTAATCTACCAAATTTTTTTGTGATCCCGGTGAGGCTCGAACTCACGACCCCTCCATTAAAAGTGGAGTGCTCTAAACCAACTGAGCTACGAGATCTTCTGTTTGTCATACTTGTCACTTTCCATAACACTTATTTTTATTTGTTTATTATTAGTCGGGATACCAGGACTCGAACCTGGATGATGTCCACTTCCCAAAAGTGGCGACTTACCAATTAGTCCACATCCCGTTATAGAGGAAGAAGTAGGTGTCGATCCCAATACCTTTCGGTACCGCCCGTTTTCAAGACGGGGTCACAGGCCGCTGTGATTCATCTTCCTTATTGATCTCCCCCAAGGTCTCGAACCTTGATTCTCTGGTCCAAAACCAGGTGTCCTGCCAATTAGACGAGGGGAGAATTATGAAGCCAATATGTCAAAGAACTTTTTCTTTTTTTGAGGTTCCTATCAGGTTCGAACTGATGACTCCGGGTTACAAAGCCGGGATATTACCAAACTATACTAAGGAACCAAATTTTTGGGTATAAAAAAACCCGAACTGTTTTGAGTTCGGGTCTTATATTTCTTTTATATTTTTTGTTAATCTTTATCAACTCATAAATGAAAATGCCCTATTATGTGACTTAAGCGTACGATACACGTTAAACGACCACTGAATGCTCGGGTTACAAATGTTCATATGTTTATTAGTTGTTCTCATCTTGTTATAAATATATAGTTTTTTCTAAAAGTTTTAATTACCCTACAAATATAGGTATTTTTTTTTAATTGACAAGTGTTTTTATTATTTTTTTATACAAATTCTTCGTCATCAAAATCTTCAAAATCATCATCATCAAAATCTGAATCATAATATGGATTATACATACTTAAATCTTTATATTCGTCAAATGGTTCTTCTTCCGACCCCATTAATTCCGTACCTTCAAAGTCTCTCATTCCTGGTCTTAAATTTCTTTTGTAATCATCTTTTTTAATTGTTCTAAATTCTCTTGGGTTGTAGTCTTTGAATCTTTTTTTGGTAATAAAATCATCAAACCCTTCACCTAATTCTTCATCTCTTCCTTTTGTTTTTGCAAATGCTTTCTTTAAATCATTAACAGAGTGTCCTCCAATTGAATCGTATGGTTCGTCCTCATCGGCATTATAAAAACCTTCTTTTTCCATTAAACTTTCAATATTGTTAGCCAAATTATCATTACCTTCATCATATAAAGCATCAACAATATCTTCCTCGCCCATTAAATTAATATCGTGTAAATCATATCCACATTCATTTTCAAGAAAATCTCTTGCTTCTTCAATTAAATCTTGAAGTTCTTCTTCACCCATATCGGTTTCACCCCACTCTTCGTCGCCTTCATCCTCATCGTCAAAAAATCTACCTCTCATGGTTCCATAGTCTTCTTCATCCTCCATTTCATTTATTGTTCGTCTAACAATTCTTGTTAAATCTGATTCTGTAAGTCTTATTATTTTTTTCATATTTTTTATTAAAATCTATTTATCGGTCCTTCCTTTTCTTTTGACCATCTTTTTGAAACGTCACTTCTTAAATCCATATCACCTTCTATTTCATCAGCGATTTGTCTTAATATAAATACTTTAGATTCTTGAGATTCATATGAATCCCATAATATATCTTTTATATCATTATAAAGTGGATTTTTATCCTTATCTTCTTTTAATGTCTTTCTAACAATTCTTGCCAAATCTGATTCTGTAAGTCTAATTATTTTTTTCATTATTTTTTTATTATATAAATATGTTAATGGTTAAGAAAGTCCATGAACTCTAATACTAAGTTCTTCGAGTTTATTAATATCTTGAATAATTACAAAATTATCTTCCATACCATATTGTTCTCTTGTATCATCAACATCTTCTTCACTCATATAGTTATTTGATTTTAATATCATATAGTAATCAAAAGAAGGATCTTCATTTTCAATATCATCAAAAAAATCTTTTTCTATTGGTCTATCAATATATTTTTCTAAACTTTTTCCAAGAATTAAATAATCAACCCTTTCAATATTGTAATAATAATTATAACTATCAACTTCTCCACTTCCACCACAATAATCACAATCTTCGTGTCCATTTCCATCACAAGAATCACAACTTTCAGTACCACTACCTTCACAAGTACCACAATTAAAATTTCCTTGTCCACCACAAGAATCACATCTTTCGGCACCTTCACCATCGCAATGAACACATTCTACCTCAACTTCAACTTCGTCCCCTTCATCATCTTCTTCTGTTTCAATTTCAGTTCCTTTACCATCACAATACCTACACTCTTGAGATCCTTCACCGCTACAATCATAACATTCTTCAGTTCCTTCACCATCACAATATCTACAATCTTGTTCACCACTACCACCACAACTAGAACAATCATAATACCCATCACCAGCACAGTCGTCACATGTTTCACTTTTATAACCCATTTCATCATATATATCAACTGTTAAAACATAAAGATTATTAATAATTCTATTGATGTCTTCAGGTTTAAGTCTTGGCTTATTAATTATAAACCATGATGTGATAATGATTTTAAGTTTATCTGCAGTTGTTGGTGCTTTTGACATGATTAATTGACCAAAATGGTCACTTGATGCCAATTGTTTTATTTTAGTTCTTGTTATTGCTTTATCACTTAATTCGGACTCGGCTAAATTGGCTAAAGTTTTTGCAAGTGAATATATCTGTCTAAATTCCATATGTAATAAATATAGGAAAAGATAAAAGAAATCACAGTAGGATTCAAACCTACACCAATTTTTGTGCTAACCAATTACACCATGTGATTTTCTTTGTTATTCTCAACTACCGAGTTAATTTTTATTTATTGCTTTTACGGCCGAGTATTAGACAAAAGGGTAAAAATAACAAAATCCCTGAGAGGTTATCTATAAATATCTTATAGTTCTTGAACTTGAATCATAACCCAATCAACCTCACCTTCAGTTAAATGTCCTAGTACGTCATTAGTAATATGTGTGTTGTAAGATATTTCCCAATCTTTTTTATTACCATAAATTATCGCAACTTCCCATTCACTATCATTTGATGTGTAGGAAGAAAAACTTTTGGATATTGGGTTTTTATATCTAACAACAGACACCCCATAACCATTTGGGAAAAATAATAGTCCGTGTACACCCTCACCAAAAGAATGTGGTTTAAATTCTATGTCTTTAAATGATTTCATTAATTATTTAACATTGCGTATTGATCTTCTTCTAAACCTTTAACTCCAAGTTTTTCTAAGGCTATTTTTAATACGTGAAGTTGTTTTGCTAAGTGAAATTTGTTTGAGATCAAAGCGCTGAACTCAACTCCCGTTTCTTTATTGAACTTTTCAAAATTCTCCAAACGTCCTTCCATACGAAGTCTTAATTCACATCCATTGATGTAAAAATCTAATAGTTGTTTCTTATTGAATACTTCAAGTAGTTCGTCAGATTCGTGAGTCATTGAGAAAAATAGGGAGACAAGTTCTTTGTTCATTTTGTTTATTTTTACAAAGATACATATTTTTCTGAATATTCGTCAAGTTCTTTAAGATATTTTATAAATTCTTCTGAATTAATAAATTCTTGGTGTAATTGTTCAAAGATTTCTTCCATATTAAAAATATAAATATTTTTTTTATTATAATCAACTTTTTTAGTTTAGTTGGATATTTATATAATATAATCCATTAAACTATGAAAAAAGAAGAGTTAGAAAAATTTATTGAAGATGGTAAATCTTTTAATCAAATTAGTAAAGAAACAGGTAAATCATTAACCACTGTTAGGTATTGGGCTAAAAAAAATAGTTTGGAGTCTAAGCATGTCCAGTTTAAATATAATGAGAAAAAAGGAGTTAATCCTGAAAGAAAATGTCCTAAATGTAAGTTGGTCTTACCTTCCGATCAGTTCTATAAACGTAGAGGGGTTGAATTTTCATCAACATACTGTAAAATTTGTACGTCTGATCAGTCTTTAAATAGAATGCAAAAACTTAAAAAACAAATGGTTGATTATAAAGGTGGTTCTTGTCAAATATGTGGGTATGATAAGTATACAGGTGCGTTAGAATTCCACCATACAGATCCGAAACAAAAAGATTTTAATTTATCCAGTTTAAAAAGGTATTCATTTAACGATATAGTAAAATCTGAGTTGGACAAGTGTGTTCTTGTTTGTGCAAACTGTCATAGAGAAGTACACGCTAAAATAGTAGTCCCGCCTGGACTCGAACCAGGAATAGAAGATTAGAAATCTACTGTGATATCCCTTTCACCACGGAACCAAATTATTAGATCTTTTTAACTTCGTAAACGTGTCCAGAATCTGAGTTGGTTTGGAAAATATTTTTCATTTCTTCGGCCTCGTCTTCAGTTTCAAATTCCCAAATCTCACCTTGACTATCTAATAGTGTTACAGGAACTCTTTTTTTGTTTATTTTTTTAATGTGTTTTATAATTACGTACATAACTTTTTTTAATAATAATACAAAAATAAAAACCCCCAGTCAACTAAGAAAGGGGGATTAATTTATATATTGTTTTTTTATGTACCAATAATAAGACCACCTAAGTCAAGACCTGCCGTTCCTTTTAGTCTATCTTCAACTTCTCCGTACATGTATGATTTAACTACTGCGGTGATTGATTGTTCAGATTGAGCAATTTTTGTCTCCATCCAATCTTCAAGTTCTTCACCTTCTTCCATCATTTCCCACATCTTATAAGCTAAAGTCGCAATTGTAAATAATTGTTGTTTAGCCATATAAGAACCTTCCTCATGGTTTTCTTTAAGAATTTTTACCATTCTCTCAAGTTGTTCTTCTGTTATAATAATTTTACTCATATATTATATTATTGTAATTCTTGAGTTCCTTCTTCTTCAGATCCACCTTCTTCAGCACCACCTTCACTACCACCTTCAATAGATTCGTCGGGGTTTGGTAACAACAGACCCTTTTGTGTGTAGAAAGCATCATAAATAACTTTATCCAATTCTGCAATTTTTGCTTGGATATTATTAAAATTTTGATCTAGTGATGCTAATCTTTGTTCAACTTTTCCGGCATTTGCCTTTCCTTTTGCTTTTAATTTTGCAACCGCATTATCTAAATAAACTTTTCTATCTGTATATAATTTTTGATAATCGGCTCTAAATTCCGCTAAATCATTTCTCAATTGATTTCCTTTTGCGGTTACTCTAGCAAACGCCGCTTCAATTCTTGGTGACATGTCATTTTCAGATTTTGTGAAAATGTTTTTAATTCCAGTACCAACTCTTGCCTTTAATCCAGCAAGATTTGCGTTTTGTTCATTTAAAAAATTATTCTCCAATCTTTGGTTGGATTCTTGCATGTGTCTAATTTTACTATAACTTTTACTCATTTTGTTTTATTTATTTATTTATTTTATTACCATGTTCTACATGCCCAATATCTTGGTTTCCATCTTGGTCCAGGATTATCACAATTATGTCTTGCTCTGAAAGATCTTCTTCTTTCAGGATTGTTTTTCTTTATGACCATCCTTTTACCTTTAGCTGATTTACCACCAAAACCAAAGTTTACTTTAACAACCTTTCCTTTGTCGTTTTTTACATAGACTTTGAATTTTTTAATGTCTCCTTGCATTATTTTACCAAGTTGTACTTTTCTTCCTTGGTATTCTGCCTCATTTAAAAAATTATTGTCTTTAAATTTGGTTACCTCAACAGATCCATATATATCTTCATATATATAATTGTTATTATTAGTAACATTTTTAATTACATTTATTAGTTGCGATTCTGTTAATTGAATTATCATACATATAAATATATCAATAATAAAAAAAGGTGAGTATTACCTCACCTATTTTAGGGTCGACACAAGATGTGTGCGAACTGCCACCACTTTGTTTTAAAGATTAACAAAGAAACTATTCCTCCAATTTAGATTTTGCAAGTACCACCTCAGCCATGGACACCTCTTTTGTCTTACCAATAACTAATGACTCTTTTAGTATTGAGTTTGGTATATGAACTAAGAAGTCCTTACCGTTAAAGGTTGAAAGGTTTTGATTCAACTCTATTGAAGAGTGAATCATATTTAAAAATATTTTAAACTGCACCTCATCCATGAAAGTCTCATTTAAAACTTCTCCGAACTTAGGATGAACTATCAATACGTGTTTATGTGTTGCCATATTTTTTATTTATTGTAAAGTTAAGAATAAATTTTAAATTAAACAATTTCTTTGTAAGTTATTTTTTTAATATTCACATTATCATAGTGAGTATCTACGCCAAAATATTTAATCTCATTTGCTATTATTTTTTCAATTTTGTATCTATAATAACCATTACATCTTACTTTAAATCTTTCACAGTATCTGTTTGAGTAAAAATAACTACCGTATACTCTCATATCAACAACCACATCAACTTCATACAAAAAACTACTACCCCAACTGTTTTTATATTTTCTTACATTAACAATTTTTACAACCGCCTTATCAAGTTCAGAATACGCGGCATTATCTACCTGTTTTAATTCAAAATTTGATTCTTTCAAAACCATTTTGATTGCCTTTACTTGTGTGTCTCTGATTGCTTTTCCTTCTTTCATGATACAAAGATATGCAAAAATTTTTAATGCACAAAAAAATGGACAATAATATTTTATCATCCATCAATTTTTTTTACCAGTAATCATGTTTTAAAAAAAGGTTGAGATTACACCTGTTATTGAGAACCTTTAGAGTCATTATTTATTCTACTCTTATCCACTTCCTTTTGAGAAGTATTCCTCAGTGACGATTATTTAGGTGAATCACTCCTTGAGGTTTGAATTACTCTCACCTTACTTGACTCTTTCCGAGGATGCCTCCCCAGTTCGTCCTTGCGGGACTAAAGGTTTTTCGGATAATTACACTCAGACTTGGGATCCTTGTGTGCAATGAACGGCTCATTACTATGTAGTCACCTTTCATTCAAACCTGACAGACACTTTTACATTTTTACTTTTTAGAGTTTACAGCCTAATGTAAATTAATGTTGTGTGTTGTGGATTGTCAAAGTAGTGGTCTGCCAACCGAGCCAACCCATCTTTTGGACGAATCGATACTCAACTACTCTGTGAAATGTCCCCATTTCCATACATCAAGATTACTTCAAAACAATTCCTTTGGTAAGGAATTATTAGGGTTGGTAACAGCACCACCTGTACACGAACATACCTTTCGGTTTTAAGTACCCTATCATAATGGAACACGCAATAATAAAATCGGATAATCTTATTTTTTGCATAATTCCTACGGGTTATTCCTCTTGGTGTTCCCACCTCAAACTGACAACCCACATTGCCAGTTCGTCGAACCACTTTCCCTACAGCGTTGCCCTCGGTACTAAAGGTTAAACGGTATCCCGCTTGTGTACTCGACCTCAACAAGTCATAAGACTCACCAAGACGCAAACCCATTACACGTTAGGTTCACTTTATCCCACTTTCGTGGTTTATTTTAATGGACCATACACGGCCCAATGACTTAATTTAGTTTCACACTTAAAGAAAGGGAGGTGTTAATTCGCTTTTTATAATTGTGACGACAATTTCAGTCGGTTTTAGTTTTTCAAAGAACGTTTCAGGTCTTTTCCTGATTTGTTTTACAAAGTTAAGTCTTTTTTTTCAATTAGACAAGTACTTTTTTAATTTTTTTCTACGTACACCTTGTCAGTTCCGTATTTTTTAGCCATGATATCAGCAAACTGATAATTAGGTGTATATACTTTCTGACCTTCGTTATTGATGTAGGCGTAAATTTCATTTACAACTTGATCTTCGCTCATGTCTTAACATTATTTCAATTTATTATTAGGACATTTCCTAATTGTTTTACAAATCTAAAACATTTATTCTAAACTGTCAATTGTTTTTTTAAAAAAATAATGAATTTTGTTAGAGGTATTTTATAAATATATAAATATGTTACAAAAAACTAGTAGTTTGATAAATTTTTTAATAATTCTATTCCAAGAGTTTTGTGTTTTCCTTTAAGTGGGATTTCAAAAACGTTATTACCTGGAAATTTATACGTTTTTTCGGGTAACATTAACTTTGTATGTCCAGTATCATCAATACCTAATAATGGGTATGGTACGTTTTTCATAGTTATAGAATTACTTTCAATCATTGTACATTTTTCAGGATGATCCCATTGTCCTCTATTATCAACAACACAATCTAATTTTTCCATTATATAGTCCCATTCTTTTTCTGATAAAGTTTTACCACCCTTTATATGATTTTTTAAAAGTGATTCAACACCTTTTTTATAACTTTCTTTAGATTCTTTTAGGTTAGCTGGTGTCCCTATTTTTTTATTTAATATATCAACAAATGTTTTTTGAATATCCTTTAATAGATCAACATATTTTCTATCGCCTTCTTGTTTTTTACCACTATATAAAAAATTAATACCTGATATATTTGTAATACATTTATGTCCTCCTGAATTAGCTTTTATAACATCTAACCCATTAACCGAAACTTTATCTAATAACATTCTTTGTTTTTCACTTAAACTTCTATATAGTCTAGATGATATATTAGATAAAATATCTCTTAAACTTCCATAATCCCCTTGTATTTTAAATGAAGGCGAGTTTCCATATATTGCCATCATATCTTTAAATGTAAACCCAACAGATCCATATTCCGTTCCCATTTCAGATAATCTTTTTAGAGTACCAAATGTTATTTTTTGTGAGGTTAATTCACCTTTAAAAACATCTAAAACCTCATCTTTTATCTCACCTAAATCAACACCCTTTAACGCTCTTTCTTTTTTGTATGGATTGCAAGAAGACTGAACCAACCCTTTAGGCCAAGCCATCACAATAAAATCAGCATCAGGATTATTTCTAAATGGTGTATACCTATCATAAGATCCCGACTTCACCATTGATCCTCCTCCGTATTGAACAATCACATTACCTTGTACATCAAGATTTTTATAATTTTTCATTTTAGAAACGTAGTCTTCTTGATTTTTTACTAAATCATCTATATTCGCATAACCTTTTTCTTTTATGATTTTTTTAATCAAATTTAATATACTCAAAAGTGATGGTTTTGCTTCTAAAACAAGTCGCTCTAAAAATTTTGGTTTGTTTTTAAATGCTAATAGTAGTTTGTTTGTTACAAGCCCCATTAACATTTTATTTCTTTTCAATGATTCATTTTTATCATATTTGAAGAGATAATTCATTACCATTTCCGGTGTTATGTCATTTACTGCAAAATTTGCAGAATCAACTGTTGATATTAGGTGTATGTCTTCTGATGTGAATATTTCTTTTGGTGATATACTTTGTGAAATTGTTTCAACGTTTGATCTTGACGATTTGAAGTTTGTTGCGGTGTCCTTTTCTACACCCGCTTGACTGTCGTGATGGTCTGTATGAATAACAAACATTGGTTTTCCGTGTGCAAAATCAACTAAAACTGGCATAACTTCACCACTACCTTCAGGTTTTTTTATTCCAAATTCTTTATCTCCGTATTGAATAATTTCAGCATCAACAACATTAATACCGTTTTGTTCAAGGTAGTTTTTCATTGCAATTGCCGTAGTAACCCCATCTAAATCTTGGTGAAAGTATATTTTAGCTTTCTTGTATCTTTTTGCCAGTAAATTAATGTCTCTAATTCCCGATTCTTTGATTAGTCTTTTCATACTAAATAAATATGAAACAAAACAAAAAAACCAACATTACTGTTGGTCTTCTTTAATATCTTCTAACTTTTTAAAGTATTCTACTCTTGTTTTCGCAATTTCGGTGTAGTTTGGTGATAGTTCTATTCCTAACCACCTTCGTCCGAGAACTTCAGCGGCAACTAAACTAGTACCACTTCCAGCAAATGGGTCCAATACTATATCATCTTTATATGATAATATCTTGATTGCCTTTGTTGGTATGTCCATTGAAAAGGTTGCTTTGGTTAGAGACTTAGTATCGGCAAAATAATTCCATTGACCAAATACAAGTTCCATGAATTCTTTTTTATCTTGTTCTTCGTACACCACTTTTTTCTTAAAAGTTCCGTCTTCTTGCTCTATCTCTGTAGGGACTCCTTTCCATTGTGGTTCACCTTTAACCTTTTTAATATGAACTTTTTTATATGCCAAAATAACACATTCCTTTGGGTTATAGATATAAGGACTGGATGGACTCATCCACGATCCCCATGCTGTGGTTTTACTACGATGAGGTGATTGTTCTTCTAAATCAACAATACCAAAGAATCCAAAACCGATTTCTTTCATTATTTGGTACATCTCCGAAACAAAGAATATTCTCCCACCCTTCTTTTGTCTGTTAATTTCGTAAGGGATGTTTAATGCAATTCTTCCATCATCTTTTAATACTTTATAAGCTTCAGTTAACCAATTTCTTGCAAACACAACATATTCTTGAAAATCAACGTCGTCATCATGCGTATCATAAGCAATACCAACACCATAGGGTGGTGAGGTCACGATTAGGTCAATACAACCTTCAGGTAATGTTTTCATGACCTCAACGCAGTCACCATTTATAATCTTGTTTGTTTCTATCATTTTTGTAATTTAATTTTATTATCTAACAAGTTTTGATTTATCAATAACATATCGGGACTTACTTTAATCATAAGTGCCATATTACTTTTAGACCTAATTGAGTTTATGTTTTCAAATGTGTCTATTTTAGATGCAAATCTTGTTATTGAAGTATAGGTACCTGTTTTTAACTTATCAATATCCTTATCACCAAACTTTCTAATATCATCTAAATAAAGTACTGGTGTCTTTCTAATTAAAGTTTTACCCTTGTAACATATCCAATCATAGTCGTACTCATTTGTTTGATATAACTTTGATACTGAACTTTTTAATGCTCTTTCTAATATTTCCACGTTTTTAAAATCACACTGAAGTCTTACAATATAGTTTTCATAATCTTCTGTGATAGTAACATTTGTGATACCTTCTTGTTCTTGTAATGTTTTTTTAAAAAAACTAATTTTTTGTTTTATTTCAGATATTTCAGGAACTTTTTCACCATATAAACTATCAAGAGCAAGTATTGCTGAGGTTTTGGTTTTACTTTGACTAAGGTTAATTGAATACTTAAAAGTTCCTGATCCGTCGGAGTTTAATTTTAAATCTTCAATTATTTCAATACAAGATGTTAATAACAATATTAACAAAAAATAAAAATATTTCATTTTTTATCTAATGTATTTATATGGTGTTGTAAATACCACAACGCCTTTTTTAGGTCCTCCAACTCCTTTTCTTTATTTTTTTTACCGGCTCTTGATATGTATTTAATAGTATTACCAAGTGAGAACCCTAAATCCCACGCATCAATTACCTTGATAGCTTCATATGTGTTATCTTCTCCCCCATAATGTTGTGGGTGATTTACTTGTTCATTACTCATAAATCCCAAGTTGGTTTAAATAATTTCTTACTTGTTTACCTAACTCCATGTCGTTAGGGTATTTTTTTACTAGTTCAATTATTACTTTTGAATCAACGTTGATTTCTTTTTTTTGAACTGATGGGTGTTTGTACCCAAACTCTTTTTCTTGTCTTAACTCGTTTAATGATCTTTGTTTTACTATCATGACTTTTTTATTTCAATAATATCAAACTAAATTTTATTTGTCAAATTTTTGTGTTTAATAATTTTTGATTGAATCATGTAGTTCATTATTTTCCTTTTTGCAATAGGAATTAATGTTTCTTTGAGTGGGTAATTATTATTGTGGTTAATAGTAAAAACAATCAATTTACTATGAACCTTTGGGTCCTGTAAATTTTTAATTAGTGGTTTTTTAACCTCTTTTAGTTTATCGTCAAAATCACCTTTTGGACATTCACATATTTTTTTTATGTGGCACTTAGTCTCCACACTATCTTTTTTTATTGGTTTTACAATAAACTCATAAAGGTATGTCTTATCATTATAATCTAAAAAGAATAATCCTTGTTTTGGGTCAATGTTTTTTGGGTTTTGTACTGGATCAATTGAAACGGTATCATTAACAATATCCCAAATGGCTTTAGCGTGATTAAAATAGTCTGTCAGTTTTGTTGACGAGTATTTACATACGTGGTAAACCTCTAAAATTTCTTCTTTTGTTAGTAAAGGACAATCAACGGGTATTAAATCTGATATTAATATTTCATCATCAGGGTCCTTCAATGTCCTATTAAGTGTTAAAATTTGACCTTTTTCAATTAATAAATTGATACTAGCAAGATGTAGTGATATTTCTTGAAACTGTGGGTATAACTTAAAACCATTTAAGTTTTTATCTAATTTTTGTAAATAACCTAAAAGAACCAATTGTTTGTGTTCTAAATCTATTGGGTCTTGGAATAACCAGTCAGTCTTCATTAAAATATTTTAGATAAAAAATAGATGTTTTTTTAATGAGTGTAAATGATTAGTTATATCTCATCACATAATATTCCTCTCCGTTGATGGTATACGAGTCTTCAGTTCCGTCATAACCATTTAAAATACTTCCATACCCATCAGTTCTAATTACGTAATCAATGGCAGCATCTACATCCACAAAATTTAAAAGGTATTGATTATCATAACCTCTATCTTTTAAAGTTCTAAATATATCATCTTTGTTATCATCAACCATACCTTCTATGGTATCTTCAATTTCTTGTTCATTATAATCACCTTCTGGATTTTCCTTAATGTCTTCTATTAATTGTTCGTAGTCGTAAATATCACTTTCAATTTCTTCTTGTTCTTCATCGGTTAATCCGCCATCTTCGAGTTTTTGATTTAGTCTATCAATATTTGCTTGGTGTATTTCTAAATATTGTTTTTGTTGTTTGGTAAATTCTTTAGTTATATTCCAATCTTCAGGGCTTTGTCTAACGTATTCGCTATAGTCCTCATAAAGATAGTCTCTCACATATCTTTCATCAATATGGTATTCCCAAACCCAATCTCTAAATGTGTCAAAACCAGATTCCTCAATTTGTGATTCTAAATTTTCTTTTGCCGCATCATATATTTTATCACCTTCATAAACAACATATTCACTTTCAAAGTTTTTTGATCCTAACCAAAGATAGACACTTGAGTCTCCGTAATGGTTATAATTCTCTTTAAATAAAAAATACTTATCTTCACCTTCTTCTACAACACCGTTTTCTTTAAGGTACTCAAAAATTGCTTCGGTTTCATTTGATTCTTTGTCATTATTTTCAACATTCCAATCATCATCTTCTCTTAATACGTCTTGTTGTGCAAGTCTTTGTTTATGGATTTTTAATTTTTCTAATCTTTCCATTTCAGATCCCCAATAATCCAATCTTCCTATTACTTTATTTTTATCAAAAAATGAAATGTTTGTATGACCGATATCTAAATCACCTTGCACTAAATCAATACTATCAATATTTTTTACATCTTTTCTACCTCTAAGATCTAATTCACCTGTAATTCTAATTTTTTTACCGGCATAGTCAGGAAGTCTTTTAATAAACGCACCGTCACCATTAACATAATCCAAAAGTTCTTTATATTCTTCAGGACTAATATCAACCCACTCTTCGGTCTCTTCTTTTATTATTTTTTTAATTAAGGAATTTAAACTCATATTTTATAAATAGTTTATGTTTACAAATGAATATTCATAGTTTATAAATATTTATATATAAAATAAACCTCTAAAAAATTTTAGTCATGGGATGTGGTTGCAAAAACAAAAATAATGGTCAACAAGCTCAACAGCCTGTTCAGACTCAACAAGAGTCAAACAACAACAACGTAAAAGCTGCCGTTCAAAAGATTGTAGAAAAGTATTACAACAAGAAATAAAAAACTATTTAATCATATTTTAATTTTTTTTAATATTAATTAAAAATAAAAAGTTAAAAAAATTAATATGATTGAAGTTTCAAGTTTTTTATCAGGTAAAAATCTATGTAATATTTTCGCAGACCTTATTGTAAAAGAAATTAATAAAGTATCTCCTGATGCTATAACAGAAATAAAAGTTATAAACGTCAGGAGTTTTTTTATTGTTAAAGGTTTTACTTCATCTGAAAAAATAGTAAATCTTTCAGACATTTTATCTGATTTATATCAAAGTTATGATGAAAATTTAGTTAAAACCGTTAGAGTGATTGATATAATCATTTATAACAAAAAAATTGATTCAAAATTAAAAATTAACATTAATCTCAGTAAAGAATCAAAAAAAGTAGAAGAACCCCTAAAAGTTATTTGTAATAGATTACAAAAAGAAGGTTACTACTTAAATTTAAAAGTTCATAATAAAAATTTATTTTATGACTTTGAAAATATAGTAGAGTATGATCATGACTATATCTCTTCTAACTTTAGAGGTTATAATTGCGTAAAAGATGATTTTTCAAATGATTTTTATATTTCTGATTTAGTTTATGGCCTATCAGATAATGGTGAAAAATATTATCATTTTTTATTAAATAAAATTTCATTTAACCTATTAAATAGAGGGTTTTCAAATGACTTAAACCTTTTAATTACATCTGAAAATGGTGTAGATGATATTGATTCTGAAAACATTAATCTTTCGGTTATTAATAAAACAACAATTAACAACGAAAAACTTGAAAGTCTAATTTTAGATAATTTTAGTTTTAAACTATCGGACATTAAAAACGAATTTGATTTATCTGAATTTAATTTACTATCTTATTTGTCTGAAGTTAACTACGTTCCAAGTTGGGAAAATTATCAAGGTACGAGGGATTTAATGTTCTTATAGAACATATCCCTTTACCAACTCAACCCCTTCGTATATGTCTTGGAAATCTCTATCGGGGGCTAAAAGCTGTACGTTAGTTGCATCATTATTTTCATCTAAAGTTAATAACATAAGCGCCGGTACATATTCATTTGTCGCCTTAACAAATTCGTCGTATTCTTCACTATGATCGTCAATATCTCTTTCTAAAAAAGGGATGTTTTCTTTTTCTAACTCTTCTTTAATCATTGTACAGAAAGGACAACCTTTCATTGTGTAAACTACCGCAATTTTCATATTAATCTATTGTAAAATATTTATTTAATCCTTTTAATAAAAAGTTTAAGTTCTCAGTATCTTTAAGTAAATATAATACATTTATGTTATAAACATTTTCATGTTCAACCCTTTTAAAATAAACATAAACATCGGTTTTACCGTATTTTAATAACCCTTCTTTTAATATGACGTTAACACCATCATAATCAGAGTATAACCAAATAGATTCATTTTTTTCTTTTAGTAAATTAAACCCATCTTTAACAATATTTTTTGTTTTTATTATTGATGGGTATATTTTATTTTTTGTTAAAAAAATATCTATAATATTATCAGGTATTAAGTTTTTATTATCTTTTTCCATGTTTAAGGTAGATCCATAAATAGTTCTTCAAAAAAATTATGATTGTTATTATTGATAATAACTTTCTCGTTTACTTCATTAACCCATATTGGGTATATATCGTAAATAGGTTTTGTTTCATCAAATTCTTTAAATTTTGCAAAAGTCCTTGTTGTTTTACCATTTTTATATTTTTTAACCATAATGGGTAACTTTATAAATTCTTTTCTAAAAAGGTTATCAACTCTTCTATCTAACTCATCAACAGGTATAATCCATTCGTCCGTTAGTGGCATGTTATATTTACCTAAAGTTTGTGATCTTCTTAAACCGTCTCTTGTATATTGGTATTCTATTGTTGCTCTTTCAGGCCCATCTTCACTGTCTTTTCTTAATGAAACAATAAAACAGTATGGTTTTTCAGAGTATGTCCTTACACAGTTGTGCTGGTGAATTGATTCTCCTTGATAATCTTCTGTGGTTTTAAAAAGTATCGGGAAGTATGTATTGTCATTAGTGAATATTGGATCTTCAACCAAAACCGAATCTTCACCATAAAATCTTGTAACGTGTCCGTTACTATACGAATCAATGAGTGTTGCCCATTCAGAGTGTTCATTATTAAATTCATCTCTATTTTTGGCCAATAATTTAACATTTTCACCATAATTTTCCAATTTAATTTTAAATCTTAAATGATCACTTAACAAATGTATAAAATTTTCTGAATTTGTTTCATTTAAAAGTGTTACAATATTTTCTTTTTCTTTTTTTGTTAAAAAAATATCTGCAGGTAAACCTTCACAAACGGGATTATAATTTGAATAAATTTTTTCGGTTATAAAAACCTCATCTTTAATTTTATTAAATAAATCTTGTCCTAATAAATTATATAATTGAACAATACCATTAAGGTCAATATTATCATACCTATTAAATAGTGATTTGATTTTTCTACCTTTTAAATTATGTTTTTTCATTAACCATGTAACCAAGTTCGCTTCGTGTTTTCTAACTTCTTTAAATGGTGCAAACATTTCAGAAAACTTCAAAAATGCATTTGGATATTTAATTTTTCCGTTTTGAAGTATAATTTCATAATATTTCTCCTTTGGTTTTTTATTTGATTCAATATTAAGACCTAATTTTTCAATAATTCTATTTAAAAAAATGTCAAATAATTTGTCTCCACTACCATATCCTTGGTTGTAATTAGATAAAACAGGAAAAATCCTTGTATTGTTGAGGTTTGTTACATTAATTTTATTGATGAAACCTATTTTTTGTTTTCTTTTGAATTGAGCCTCGCCACTATAAAATAACTTTCTATTATAATTAAATGTTAGATAATAAATTGTTTTTCTTGTTTTGAAATATCTTTTACCAACTTCTCTATGGTTTCTGTAATTGAATACTTTTAATGCGATTTTATCTTCATTTTCTTCAATAACATATAAATGTCTATTTAAATAACAACTAGTTAATAAATTAGGGTAGTTTTTTAAATACTCCTCTTCTCCTTGTATTACGTATTCTTTTCCTGTTTTACTTGTAAACGTACCAACATAAGACTTATGTGGGTTAGATGGTACATAATGCCGACCCATATCCCCTAAAAACGGATCTTCATCTTCTACATTTATTGAATTAAAATTTTCATAAAAATAAGTCTCATAGTTTTTGATCTCATCTTTAAAAAGGACTGTCATATCTGACATAAAAATATATTTAAGCGTTACTAATTCATACAAATTAAACCCATGTGGTGTTGCATATGTGGCATAACTTTATCCACACCTTTTTTGTCACCATTGAGTTTTACTATTAAATCTATAAGTTGTTTTCTTGTTGGTTCTAATGGTTTTTCGTCATCTTCTGAATTAAATTCAACTATTTTTTTAACTCCATTAAAAAACTTTTCGGGGTCTATATCACCTATAAGTTGTTTTAACTGATCGGGGTTTTTATCAAAAAACCCCTTAAAGTTTGTCATATATATTTCAATATCTAAATTCCCCATAACTTTATTTTTTATTCAATAAACAAATATAAGAAATTTATTTGAGACTTTTTTACTTTTGGTCAAAAATAAAGAAGTTTCCGTCTCTTTCCGCTCTTTGTCTTAATGCTTCAGGAATAGTTCCATCAAGTTTGCTATTTTTAATATTAATAATTGATAGTTTAGGTAATTCTGCTAAACATGCCGGTAAAGGTTGTAAGTTTGGATTATCAGGTAAAGATAAGAACTTCAACTCTTTTAAATTACAAATACTATCAGGAATTTTAGAAACGCAACCAACAAGGTGTAATGCACTTAACTGTTTAAAGTCTCCGATTCTTTCAGGTAAATCTAAATTAAATGACTGACCTCCTCCTTTATGTGTAAATTCTAATCTTTTAATGTTTTCAGGTAGTGTGTCAAAAAATTCATCAAACCCATAAAGTGCAATAAATTTAGATGCTGAATCGCCAGGATAATTAACAGATACTTTTTCACCATTATTTTGTGAAAGACCCATCATGAATTGAGGTTTAAAGTATTCTTTAAGTCCGTCTTCTTGTTTAGATAAGAAATCGACCAAATCAATTTGTCTATCTGCTGGGTCCATATATTGATTAGATGGGAAGTGGAATTGGTATCTTAATGCTGGAAGTCCTGTTTTTTCACCAACTTCCATACTTCCTGTGAATTTTGTAGGTGAATTAGGTATTACAACATATAAAGGACCATCTTTAATGTATCTATCAAACCAAGTAAGTCCAGGTGATGATGTACACCATCTTGTTTCTCCTTTTTGCGGTTCTAAATAATACCCACCATAGAAACATGCCGCGTCTTTACCAAGTTGTCCTGTATTTGAAATTTTAACAACCGTCCAATTACCAAATTTTTTAACTTCTTCAGCACCTGGATGTTGGTATGATGTTGATGCCTCTTTTTTCTCGTCAGCAGTTGCCTTAGTTTTTTCTAAACTGAAATCTTTAACTTGATCGTAAAGTGTTTCAGGTGTTAGTTTATTAATATCTCTATATTCTTGTGGTAATCTATTTTTAAATCTTTCAAACTTCATTAAGTCACCAGTAACTTTATAAAGGTCTTCTAAAAATAATGCCTGATATTCTTTAATTGCCTGTTTAACTGCAGGACTATTAGGGTCTGTAATACCACTACTTAGATCGATATTTGGTGTTACAAAGTTTTTAAGTATCCATTGGGTATATTTTCCAATTTTTACTTTTTCCATATCTTCAGGTTTTGCGTTAATTGCTTCCATACCTTCAGGAACTCTTGATGTTGGATCCGCAGCAATTATTTCAAACAATACATGAAATGGCATCATACCTTTTCTTGTCTCTTTATTTGGTTTAACGTATTTGTCAAATAGTACTTGAAATCTTGAGCTCTCAACGATTAAATCTCTTAAAATACTCGTAAATCTAATAGCCATAATTAATGTTTTTATTAATAAATATCACAAATATAAGAAAAATATTTTAATAATTCATAATCAATAACTCTTCCCCCATATTTTGTTTTTCACCTTTCTTTGCGGAAGCCGCCTTAGCGAACTCTTTTTTAACCCAACGGTACTCATTTTCAGGAAACCAAGTGCGTAATAATTCAAAATCATAATAAGATAAACTAAATTTACCTTTAACCTTGTGTAAAACTTTAGCCAATCTTTCATGGTCCTGACGGTCAAAATCATGATTTGAGTAGTAGTTTTCAGTTTTCCAATATGGCGGATCCAAATAGATATATGTTGATGGTGAATCGTATTTATCAATAACATCAGAAAAATCCATGTTTTCAACATCAGTTATTTTTAAAAAGTGATCAACCCAATCAGGTTTTGATAACTTATCTCTGAATGTTAGATACTTTGACTTATACTTACCTTTAAGGTCAATAAAGTTAGATGTCTCAGGTTTTGAACCACTAAATACTTGTGTTAGAATGTAGACATATTTGGCTGCAACTTCATAATCACCAGGTTCTACGCTGAATCCTTGACTAAAAATTTCAGCCTGAAAACTTACAAATTGTTGTTTATAAATTTCAGGTGTTAGATCAACGCCCTGTTTTTGACAATCTATTGAATTTATCGCCCTTAATAATTCGGATGGGTTCTGAACACACTTAAATAAATTGTAATTTAATGGATTAAAGTCATTATAAACAACTTTTTTTAGATTGGGGTATTGTTTTAGGTCCATATTATAAAAACACCAATACATACCTCCGAATGTCTCTAAATAGACCTCCATATCTTTATCATAGAAAGGAACTATCCACTTTCCAATCTTACTTTTACCTCCTATATAACTTAACATAATACAAATATAGTATTTTAAATATTTATTTTCAAACCGAACTTAATTAAAATATAACTATGAAACAAAAAAAAGCAACACAAGTTACAGGTTGTAAAACATGTAAACAAGGATTATCTGGTACACAAAAATCATTCATTTTTTTAGGTATATTCATGTTATTCACCTCCATTTACGGAACTATAGAGTTAATTAGTGACCTCATCTCTATTTTGAAGTAACTCTTTAATCTTGATCCTAATATCCTGATCAATTTCACTATTTTTTTGGATTGATAGTTTTATGTAAAAATTACCATTTCCTTGTGGGGTTTTGTATCCTTTACCTGGTATTCTCAATGGTTTGTCAGAATCCAATGTTTTTGGTATTGAAATCCTTAATGTTCCTTCAGGGTGTTCAATATCTATGGTATCATCAGTAATTATGTTTAATACGTCTAATTTTTTGTTATAAATTAAGTCATACCCACTTTTTTGAAAATCGGTATTTTCATTTAAATTAATTTTTAATATTAAATCCCCATTAGTGTTGGTGCTATTTGAATAATCACCTTTACCTCTTACTCTCATAAAATCCCCATTATCTGAATTTGGTGGTATTGATACGTTAATTTTTTGTGGGTTTCTAGTTCTACCATTACCGTTACATGTACCGCAATGTTTAACTATTTTACTACCCGCACCATTACAAACATTACAAGCCATCTGAATTTGTTGTTTAAACATGCCGGTACCAAAAATCTGATAAATAAACCCGTTACCGTTACAATTATTACAAATGTGTCTATCACCACCAGAACCATTACATGTTACACAATTTTCTAAAACATCTACATTAATTTCTTTTTTAACACCAAAAAAAGATTCTACAGGCGTTATTTCTAAATTTATAACTTTGTCAGGTGCCCTTCTCTGTTGTCTTTGTCCGTTTACCATTTGTTCAAACATACTATGTATGTCAAAACCACCACCACCCATTTCAGAAAAAGGGTTGTTACGTCTCATATTATATTCTTCTCGTTTTTTTACATCCCCAATATTATCGTAGGCCTCCGCAATGTCTTTAAACTTTTCTTCACCTTCAGGGTTTACATCTGGGTGGTATTGTTTACTTAATTTTCTATAGGCCTTTTTTATTTCGTCTTGTGATGAATCCTCTAAGACACCTAAAATTTCATAATAATTTTTCATGAAGCATAACTATTTAATCGTATTATTCAAAAATAAGAAAAAAAGAAAAATTATCAATTCATACGCAACAGAAATGAATGCAAAAAAGAAATTTGATGATATAATAATAAAAAATAATAAAGTTGTTTTTGAAAAAGTTATAGAAAACGCAACCCCTGTTGAGTATGAGATTGGTTTGTTGACCAACACAACTAACATACAGAAAAGTTTATATATTACTGATGAGTTGGGTAGAAATAATCCTGTTAATTTAGAAGATCCCGATTATGTTTTTTTAGATTTAAAAAAATATTATGTTGAGGAAAAGGTTTTTGATTGGCAAACACAAAATAAAATTTCTTTTGACCGTTTGATTTCCGATTACTGCGCTAACACAGATTTAAAAAACATATTTACCTTACATAACAAAATCTGTATTCAATTAGATACGGATGTTAATTTATTTTCACTTAAAGATAAATCAGAGGCAGAAAGACTTTTAAATAGTCTTGAGGGTTATTTTTATGAGAAAAAAAGACTTGATGCTATTTTTGTAAGGGACGTTTCTTCAGCACAAAGAAAATGGTTATATGAGTTATTAACACAAAAAGGTTACGATAAAAAAAGACTATACAGGTTAAAGACTACTTTTTCAAAAAGGTAAAATCTACATTACCAATTGATATTACTACTTTATCTTCTTTATTTTTATTTTTAAGATTATCCATTAAACTTAAAAAGGTGTCTTCGTCTAAAGACACCTTTATTTCAATATTACCTTCATTTAAAAACGTGTTTTCTAAAATTTCAACAGATTCGGCTAACTTAGTTAATTGATCCCTAAAGTTTTCAATATTCTTTGCCATAAGGTATATTTTTTTTCAACTAAAATCGTATTCTTAATTTCTTTTGGATCCATTTTTTTAAGTTCTTCAGAAAACTTTTTTTTGTAATTTTCTGAAAAGTTTTGTATACTCTTATCTTCATCCTCTAATATTTTCAGTTGTTTCTGTAATTTCGTCAGTGAGTTCTTTTGATTCATTTTCAATTAGTTTTGTTAATTGTTCAATATCAAACTTTAGTCCCTTTAAACTTTCAAGATTTTCATTTTCAAAAATATTTTTTAGTTCTTGGACTTTAGATTTGAATAACCTTTCTTTTTCTTCTCTTTCAATGTTCGTTTTAATAATAGCATCCACAATGTTTTCAAGTTTATTTATAAGTTGTGTATTATTTTCACAAACAAATGATGTTATTTTAGTTCCGTCTCCATTATCGTTTTGAAGTATTTCAACCCCTTCTGGTATTTTCTTCAACATTATCCATGTGCTTGGAAATGTAAGATCAAAACTTACGTAATTTTTTAATATTCTAACAGAATATAAGTATTTATTTATTTTGTTAATGAACTGTCCAAAAATCATGTTAAAAGTAAATTAAATATGAAATAATATATGATAATAAAAGACCGTATGTTAATCTTTCACCCATTGTCATTTCAAAAGGTTTAGGTGGAGTTGAGAAAAAAACACTTATAAATGAGACGGCCAACCCTATTATTGCAATAATAGAAAATATAAATACAAACCCCGTCAATTGTGAGTATAAATTAATCATTTTTTTCTTTTTTAGTTTCTTCTAAAATTTCATTTCTAAGTTTTTGCATTAAACCTTTAAGTTCTTGTGCAGCTTTTCTTGCTCTAGTACCTGCGGAATTATTCCCTTTACTATAAAATTTAGCAGTTTCAGCAGTTAAAGTTTCTGTTAATGTTTTTATTTGTTCTAAAGTTTCCATTTTTTTATTTATTAAAATTTATTTTAAAAAAAACTAATTATGTCTTATATAATGTCAATAGATATTAAGTGTTTTTTAAAGATCTTTCAAGTGTTTTATATATATCTGTAAAAATTTCAATATCTGATTTACTTTTTTTACTTTCATATCCAAATATTTGGACAAAAAAATCAAAAACATTTTCTTGCCCTTTTTTATCGTTCTGATTATAAAAAACATCATAGAAAAGATCCTTCAAAAATATAGTGTCTTTTTCATTGAAAAAAAATAAAACGTTTTCTTTTTGGAAGTTACTTATGGTTTTTTCCCAACACCATTTTAAGTGATCTTTTTTTTGTTGTTCGGTCATACCGACTTTAGTGTCGTTAGAATTTTCATATTCATCACCCAAATACGTTTCCTCTAATAATTTTAGAAATGAAACACAAAAATCCCTAAACAACTCTGTAAGTTCTAAAGTTATGTTATTGGCTAAATACCAAGACGTTATGTCTTCTTGGGACATTGGTTTGACCAACCACTCTAAAAATTGGTCCATATTATTATTATTAGTAGACATAAACAAATAATAATACTGTTATTTTAAAAACGAAAGATATTATTGTGTTTTTTTCTGATAACCAATAAGTTTTTTTATTTCCATTATATTATTTTTAACGTTTTCGTTAATTTGAAAATTTTCTTTAACTGTTTTAGTTTTTTTCTTACTTGATTTTAACATATCAATTAACTTACTCGTTCCATCACCACTTCCTTCCCCTGTTGTATCGTTTTTAACAGGTTGTGGGTCTTTTTGGTATGCTTTTCTTTGTAGAGCCCTTAATAAATTATCTTTTCTTATTTGATTTCTTTTCTTATTTGATGGTGTTTCTACAGCATTAGCCCACTCAGGATTGTTTCCGGTTCTAGAAGAACCTTGCAATAAATCGTCCATCCACTCTTCATTTGGGTGTATGTCGTCAAAATCAAGATTTTCAAGTCCTGCCGCAGTAAAGTTGTCAATATATTCTTGCGTGGTGTCTGAAGGGGTATATGCATGTTTAGACATTTTAGCTAATTCACCATTACCTTTTGGAAAATGTTTAGGTTCCATTTCATAATCACCTTTTGATGCATCTTTCAAGTAGTCTTTCATTTTCTTAACAACATCACCTATATAATCATCATTTTGTTTTTTTGATTTTTTTTGGGCGTCTTTGAAAACGTCTTTGGTTTTAGATTTATTTTTACTGTTAGATTTTTTCTTTTCTTCAAGTATAATGTTTTCTATTATATTTATAATTTCATTTTCAGTAAAAATAAATTTCTCTCCTGTTTCATCAAGAACTAACTCATATGACTCTTTTCTTAACATTTTAAAATCTTGACTATCTAATTTACCGTTTTTGTTCTTATCTAACTTATATTGTTTTCCATGTAATTTTTCTTCTATTTCGCCCTCAGTCATACCGCACTCCATGCATTCTCCTTCTTTCATATACCCACCACACTCACACATGTTTTCAGACCCTTCTTTCATTTCGGATTTTTTTCTTCTAATCATTGCAAAATCGTTTTTATCAATTTTACCGTTTTTGTTCTTATCTAACTTATATTGTTTTCCATGTAATTTTTCTTCTATTTCGCCCTCAGTCATACCGCACTCCATGCATTGACCTTCCATCATTCTTCCACTACATTCTGAGCACATTTTGTCTGAACCTTCAGCCATTACTCTTTTTACTATATTCATAATTTTTCTGTCCATATTAATAAATATCTTATTGTTTATAAATTACCAATGGTTTTATTTAATATAATCTTTTTTATCTCATCTTCAGTAAGTCCAGTCCTTAAAGACACGTTATAAATTGCTTCGGATATTGGTGAATTTTTTAAATATTTTACCGGTTTATCTTTACTATTTCCCTGACTACAATACGGGAATGTTTTACATTTTTTATCTATTTGAACAAAAGAACCTCCAGGTATTTGGGTTTTTTTCCAAGATCTACCCCTACCTTTTAAATTGTTACCTTTCATTTTAACATCTTCAAATCCAGGAGCGTCATATGATCCAACCGAAGAACTACTTGTGGCCTCTTTAAATTCTCCCTCAACTTTATTTTTTTTGTATTCTTTTTTCGCTTTCTTGTCATCTGAAAACATACTAAATAAAGGTGCCGAAAATCCACCGGCAGATGCTGCACCTGTAGCTTCTTTAGTTTCATTTTCTAAAATTTGTTTTTTTGTTATCATGGTGTAAAAAACTGTAAATAGGTTATTGACATTACAAAAAATCCAGCAACTATTTCAATAATAGTGTTTTTTGTTTTTAACTTATGGATATCACTTCTTAAATTTTTATTTTCTTCACTAACTAAATTAAATTTTTCGTCTTTGAACCCGATAATTTTTTGATAAGTAGTGTCTTTTTGCTCCATAAATTTAATAATTCCATCTTTTTTATTTATTATCAAATTAAGTGTATCAATTTCATTTTCACTTAATTTAAGTAAATCTTTAACTTTATCGTAATCATTTAAATCAAGTAATATTTTTTGTCCAACATGATAAGGAAAACATATTTCAGAGCTATCAGTTTCAGGAGTTTTTTGACCAAAAACGGTTAAAAAATTAAAAATAAAAAACAAAAGTATTATTTTTTTCATATCAATATTTATATCTTTTTCTTAATGTACTGTCAACTTGTTTTGCTGTTAGTACCTTTATTTCATTAGCCTTTTCATCGTAATAGTTATTAACTACTTTTTTTTGAATTCTAATATTATTGATTGATGAATCTAATTTTTCTATGTCTTTTTTATAAGAGGATATTGAATCGTTATATTTGTCTAAATTAGTATTTAAATCTTTAATTTTATTATCAATAGCATCTAACTTATTTTGTAAATCTTTTGGGTTACTTGTGTCCTCAGTAAATGTCCTTATTAATAAAAAAATTAAAAGTGACCCAAATATCACCATCAATATATATTTAAAATTGTTTGTTAAAAAATCTTTCATAATTATTTTGTTTCTTCCTTCTTAAATTGGGTTTTTCTTCTTGTTGATATCACCTTAGCCCATTTTGTTTTAAACTTTTCATAATAAGTTGTTAATTTACCGATTAACTCAGTAAGTCTTTCGTCCAATTTAATCATGTCTCCATTAATATAAACTCCGTTTGTTTCTCCAATTGAAAAGAAAAATTCTAAATCAAAGTCAATTACTTTACCGCTCCACTGTACTTCATTTGGATAAACGTTCAAAATCCCAAAGTCAGATAAATCAGATACGTCCGCAACAAATTCATCCATAGTTTCTTGATAAGATGTTTTTTCATCTGTAGTTAGTTCTAAATCCTTTTTTTCTTTTCCGTGTAAAGTTAATAAACCACCGGAAATTCTATAAGTTTTACTCTTATCTTTTTTTACTTTTTCTGGATCTATTTCTTCTCCTGTGGTTTCATCACTAATACTATCTTCAATGCTTTTTGCAATGTTTAGTGGTCCAGACTGTTCCATCAACATTCTTGATTTTTTAAGTAAATTTTTTATTTCATCATATTGGTTCATCATTTTCTATATTTTTTTTTAAAAGTTTAAAATCAAAAGATGGGTTAACATCTCTATATATAAAGTTAAAATTACTTTTAGTGACAATTCCGTTAAAATTTTCAACCCCATCTTCTTTAACGTTGTGTCCTAAACATTTTTTTGGGATATTAAAATCATCACAAAGTTCAATTATTAGTTCGGATAACTTATTTATTTGTAATTCTTTATGTGGGTCCCAAAAAAAATAGTCTCTCCACTTTTTTTCGTACACTTCTTTTTTATAAATATCACCAACCCAATTAACAAACGTATTATCTAAAGGATTTTTTTTTAACCATCCTAAATTTTCAATACTGATAATAATTGCGTTTTCATCAACACTTTTTTGACCCATGTAATTTGAATAATTTTCAGGATTCATAATTTGATAAATTTGACCTGTTTTTTCTATTACATAGTTAGGTAAATACGGATTTTTTTTATTATATCTGTATTTCAAAGAATTTATGTAGTTTCTAACCGATCTTTTTGTTTCGGTTAGTATTATTTGTTTTTTTTTACTATTTGAACCTAAAGGGTTAAAATCTGTTAAATCGTAAAGATTTTCCATTCCTGTTTGAGTAGGATAAACGTTTAGGTTCTTCTTGAACATTTGATTCTTGTTCTATTTGTGGTTCTACCACTTCATCAATCTCTATCTTTTGTAATTCGATTAAATCTTCTTTTCCAAAATACTCATCTATAGGTAATCCTCCTTTTTCAACATAAACAGGGACCTCAACTATCTTTTCAATAATTACCGGATCCACTTGGTCGGTACTTGGTCGGTACTTGGTCGGTACTTGGTCACTTACTTG